GTTCGTGGTAACACGAACCAAAGCGTTTACTGGTGTCTTGTTCATAAAATCCTCAGCATAAAATATACATTAAAGCGAGCCGATGTCAAAATCCGGACCGCCGAAAGCACCGTCAATATCCTCAAAATCGAGGCCACTTGCCATGTCGTCCATCAGTTTCTTGTTCATCTCGGTCTCCTTCTGGGCTAGTTTCTCCCCCTTGAAGGAGTCCGGACTGGCATTTTCGCGTGCAATTACGGAGAAAAAGCCAAACTGCTGGAGCGTCCGGTAATAATCCATCTTGCTTTCGGGTAGATTCCACTCATGTGCAAGCGACCAGTCCGGATTAATTTCCGGCGCCGGCATGGACAATACCTCGTCAACCTCGTTGGCTATACTCCTGGGTATCATCGAAAGGTCAATCAAAGTACGGTTGCGCATATACTGCTCACCCCAGCCATTGGCATCTGCAACAGCATAGATGTTCGGACAGTTCTCCATCAGCAGCACGGCTTCCTTCTCAGAAACTCCGTTAGCCTTGCTCGGCTTGAGCTCGCCAGTCTTCGCGTCAACATACGCCATGCCACGGATGTTGTCTGACGTATCGCCAGCAAGCACCTTCGCTGCCAAGTACGCTTGCGGATACGCGCACTCGACGAACGCACCGGTACGGTGGTTGAAAATCTTCAGGTTCTTCACGTCCATCTGGGACATATCGGAGTCGCCGGTAATCACGATTACGTCGTCGTACTGGCCGGAGTACTTCTTCACCGCGCCGTAGATCATGTCGTCACCTTCGGCATTGACGAGCTTTACCGGCTTAGCACGGAAGAACGGGGCCAACTCAATAGCGTACTCATCCTTGTACGCTTGCCAGTACTTCTTGTCCACAGAGAACTCCCATGCGCTTGCGCCACGCTTGCCCTTGTACGAAGGCAACACCGGCGTTCCGGTAGACGTCTTGACTCCCCAGAGCATGTCCTGTGTCTTCTGCGGGAGTTCACCCAGTTGCTTGTGGCTAAGAGACTCATAAAGAGACTTCTGCTTCGGCGGAACCTTCACTACGCCGAACCCTTCACCAGCCTTCGTGACACGGTAAGTGTAGTTGTCGCTACAGACATAATATCCGTCGGCATCCCAGTAAATCGTAGCATACTTGGAATAGTAGTCCTTCACGACTTGCTTGCGCCACGCGTTCTTTCCTTCCAGACACAGAATAATGTCCATCGGGTTGAACAGGCGGACATAGTCAAGCATGCGGTTGAACATCTTCGCACGCCAGACAGTAAGCTCGTCATCTTCAGGCAATATGCTACCGAGCTGCTTCTTGCTTGACTTGGTCTTCATAGACCAAAGCTGATGATATGACAATGACGCCCAGTCAATGATAAGGAGACGATTGTCACGGTACGGATAGCTCTTTACCGGTTTAGCCTTAAATTCCATTATACTTCCCCTATAGGAAAAATTTCTTCTTGAATACGTTAGCATTCGACTTCTTTACAGCGCGTTCCGCCTTGGCCTTCGCCTTGTCGGCAGCCTTCTTCTTACGCTCGGCGATGACCGACTCGTCAATCTTCGCCTCGTATACTCCGCTAAAGTTGATTTCTTCGACCGGAATCTCGTCCTCGTCATAGTATGAACGGCGTATGTCATAGTGCTTCATCATGTAATTCGCCTTCACCACCGGGTAGCCGGAACGTCCTATGTACTGGTATGACGCATCATCTACAAGGTCATACACGTAGGCCATCTTCTTGTCCTTGTGCGGACGCACGATACGGCCAATCGACTGCACGACCATGTACACGGACTTCGCCGGACTGGCGAACACGAGGTTGTGCAACAGCTTGATGTTGACGCCCTGCTTCATGCAGCCGTAGGTGGCCAGTATGATGTGGCCGGTGGAATCCTCTATCGACTTACGGATATCCTCGCGCTCTTCAACGGACACGTCACCCTTGATGACATGATACGTGAACTGGGGGAACTGCTTCTGCAAGAACTCGTACATCATCTCCAGCGGGTCGATATTCTTGAAAAGTATGACCGTATTCTGCTGGTCGGTAATCTTCTTCGAGTCAATCAGCAGTTTCACAATGTCCTGACGAGACGTGTTCGCACTACAGAAAGCCACCTCGTCGTCATAGGTCTGCCGGCAGATCATCTTCCTCTGCTGTGGCGGATACGGAATGAGAATAGAACGCACGGTGACCGGCGTCAGCACGCCCTTGGCCACGAGCTCCTTCAGTCGTACGATCTCCTCCTTACGCCCGAGCTGGCTCTCGATATATCCGGCGTCGATGCCGTCGTTGGGCAAGGTTCCAGACACGCCGACCTTGAAATCGGTGGCGTTCACGCATTTCGCCAGGATATTTCGTAACTTGACGCCCCTTGTCGAGTGTGCCTCGTCCACGAGGACTGCAGTAAAGCATTCGAAGAACTTGTCCGGCTTGTGCTGGAGCGACTGCCACGTCGATATCGTGATCTGCTTCAGCATGACCTCTTCGCCGATGTCGTTACGTCGTAAACGCTCTTTCTGCGCCTTCGTCAGCTTGTCGTCGGAATCGGAGTATATCAGCGTACAGTACTTACGGGCGTCTTCCCATCCATAGTCGTTGTAGAAATCGGAAAACAGCTGCTCGACGAGGTTGCTCGACGGCACCACGATAAGCAACTTCTTGTTCTCCCTGGAAACCAAGTACCGGGCAATTATGCACATGGCCAGCGACTTTCCGGCGCTGGTACATGCCAGCAACGAAATCCTACGACCGTTCAGCGCCCTCTCGGCAAGCTTGTACTGGTGCTCGTAGGGAATAATCGGCGTGCCGGTCTTGCGGTTGTGCAAATTGAGCGTATTCGCAAAGCCGACAATGTCTTGCCTGGTTATCTCTCCTCGAGGCGGTATGAAAAGGTCGTGTATCTGCTTGTCAAGGGTAATCTTGGAGCCGAAACGGTTCCGGACCAGCCGGCTGACCCTCGGGATTAGCCCTATGGGCAACAACTGCTCCTTCTTGTCATAAAACGTGACAAATGCACTTCGGAACCCCTCGGTGACCGCCCACTTCTTGGCCTCCTGTTTGTCATAGAAGGTCATGGACGCCGATATGAAGCTGTTGATGAAATGCGCCTCCCTGGTGTCGGTCGACGAAATCGTCACCGAGCACATCACCGGGTCATGATAACTGAACCCTACTACCGAACTACGCGTCGGCTGGGGCGCTCTCTGTTGCTGGGGAGTCATTCTTGTAAATCCTCTCGTAGCAGCTCATCTTGTAGAACGGATCCTCGTCGTAGCCGACCGTTACCGGTGCCGGTAAGTAACTGGGCACCAAGTAGATACCGTCAAGCTGGTCTAGGGACGTACCGTCCAGAACCATCACAAAACCGTACCGGTGGGAGAAATTCACCCGGTAGTCGGTCACCTTGAACATGTTCCCGCTGGCCATGCCCCTCTTGACGTCCCCACGTCGTAACGAGTCTCCGAATATCTGGATGACACTTATGTCCTTGTCACACCGTCTTTTAACTGCATCTGCTATGCAGTCCTTTAAGGACGGGTCTGCCAGTTCCCCGTGTACAGTCACCTCCGATATAGACAAGTTGACCTTCCACTGCTTTCCAGAAAACGACTCGCTGACTTGGAGTTTCACGGTTACGTCCGGCTTCATGAAGGCCGTGCTCTTCCACCCGGTCTCCTTCCACCTGAATAGTGATAGTAAGTCTACTGTGATGTAATTGCCACTGTACATAATCCTACAAGATAGTCATTAGTAATTTGAATTGCAAATAGTGGTAAAAGTCGAAACATTAACATGGTCAGGTACCCCAGGGGTGCTCTCGGACTCGTATTTCCTGGGTTGACTGAGGTTTGTAAAGTCCTTGTTACAAAGGTGTTATAACATACGTATAGAATACCCTAGCCCATCTCGAAACATTAACATGGTCGGATAGGGGTAGGGGGAGCGATTTGATTTTCAAATTGATTTGACCTATCTTTGACCCTGTTCCGAACAGTCATAAACTCGACGGTGAAAACCGGTCTTGATATGCTAGTCCGGGACTGGACCAGAACCTGCGATGGAAACGGGCATTTTTTATAAGAGTTTGCTATATTTATGTGTGAAATGACTGAAAACGAACCAGAAAGAGCAAAATCATCACATAAAGGCAAGAGGAAGCCACGAAAGGAGTTCACCATAGAACTGCCTTCTATGCTGTGCAAGGACTTCAAAAGCTTCATCGCAGGATTTGTTAGTTACAACGGAAAATCCGCGCAGATACTCAGTTTCGTTGACACTATGGCACTCATGCTATACATGGTTACGAGCCAGCTCCGTAGTGAGTTTGAGGAGAACATGGTGGTGCATCCGGTAGTGCCTCACAAGTACTGGAAGTGCCACCTATCCGCAGTACTGCTCCACAAGATCCTAGGCGACACCTACCTACCGGCGATAAAGGAACTGGAGGCCAACAACTTCATAGGGCGCACCTCCAGTTACGTGAAGGGGGATTCCACTAGGAAGGGCAAGTGCAAGGCGTTCTGGCTGTGTCAGCCCTACCAGAACAGTTACGCGACCTACTTGCAGACTCGTGCCGACAAGAAGCTGAAGAATGACGAGGTCGTTATACACGGCACAATGAGCAAGTACACGATTACTTCTCCCACCGTGCTGAAACGCATCAAGAAGTCGTTTGACGACAGAAAGAAACTGTCTATGGATGATCCTCTGGTTAAGTTGTGCTATGAGGAGCTTTCCCATTTCAGCGTTGACGAGGATGTCGCCAACAAGAAGTTGGACGAAATGATTGACAATGGCGAGATATCCCCGTACAATGCCCAGATGGAACGCAATAAGGTGGAGCGATTCAATGGACTGTGTGACGAGGAAGGCGATATGTATGTGAAGCACGACAAGTACGGTCGTATCCATACCAACGTCACCAACATGAAGAAGGAAATCCGCCACGCTGCTCTGAGGTGCGACGGTGGCATGGTTGGCGAGGTTGACATCAAGTCGTCGCAAGCCGCCTTCATCATTGCCGTATTCCGCCGGTACATTGACTTCTACCGTGACGAGTTGTACGAGAATAGGGACACGTTCATCAAGTTCAAGCCAATATGGCACGAGGGAAGAAAGGATGCTACACTGGACAAGATGGAGGAGGAACTGGAACGCTACCGTAACTTGGTAGCCGACGGCAAGATATACGAGTTCTTCCAGACGGAGTGCAGTCAGGATTCCGATATCAACAGGCCACTGACACGCGATGAGGCTAAGAAGGGTCTTCTCTCGTTCTTGTTCTCACCGCTTCACTTTGACGAGCGTCGCGAAGTCGTTCGTGGTGCGGTACAGCGTTGCTGGAGAGAGCATTTCAATACACTGTTCAACTGCATGTGGTCTATCAAGGAGTCGTGTCATGCGTCTCTTGCTTACGAGATGCAGAAGATTGAGAGCAGTTTCGTGTTTGAGCAAGTGTGCCCGAGGATTATCGAAGAGGTTGGCTGTCCGTTCTGTACGGTTCACGACTCCATAATCGTACCTATTGAGTACGTAGACCACGTCAGATGCATCATGGACGAAGAGTTGCTCAATCAGGACATTCCGACCCATACTGACGTAGAGTACGAGGCGGAATACGAGGCTATGCTGCCGGAACCGTTAGACCATACATTCATAGAGGAAATGGAAAGACGCGGATGCGAGGAACCTGACTTTGGAGTCGGCTAAACTATGGAATAGAGTAATTTACTACATAGTTAGTTTTCTTGCTTATGTCTCAATACTTTCGTACTATTATAATTCCCGACGAGTCTAGAAAGGCCGTGTCCGTTAAGAATGGCATGGTAGTTGTTGACAAGGATCTTGTTGCCGACATCGTGATACATGACGAGGATGACGAGATTACCGATGAAATGACCAGTATCGACTTTAGCGGGGTACGGAGCCGTATGACTATCTGCAAGGGGTTCCGTGCATCATATCCGTTACCTAGCATCGTAGTTTTGCTGCTGTCTCTTATTGGCATCAAGTTTGATCCGGCGGCGATTGTAGTGCTTGCTGCTATGTACGAGGAAGGAGGCTTCTCCGAGTACGGTCGCGAGGAATGCGACAAGATGTACTTGAATACGTTGCTGAATGGCAGTAATTGGATTATCCGTACGCTTTTCTACGGTATCTTGCTGATGCTTATCGGTAATGACTACAAGTGGAATAACGATAGCGATGAGACTACTGTAGCCACGCTGATGCCCATTTGGAACTAGGGCAGTTTCAACGGGCCTTCTATTACATCTTCATCGTCTATGCTGACTTCCGGTTCTTCGTCGACCGGCATGTCGAACATCGGGTTGCTGGCTTCCTCGTCAAGGTCAGGGAAAGCATTTACTGTATGTTCGGCCCGTTCTTCGTTATCACGGTTACCTACTAGTCCGACGCCTGGGTTTTCTATGGCGTTTTCAGTCGGTTGGGAACCTGGTTCGATATGGTCTGCGAGGGCATCCATGGCTGATTGCGTAGCGTCCAGCTTGATGGGTTCGCTGTCTGGGCTCTCGAATGCTTCCATGGCAGCCTGGGTAGCCTTCTCGCGGTCTTCCTCTTGTTCCTCGGTCAGCTTTATGTTTTCCTTGTCCAGAAGGTCGATCTTGTTGTTGGCCTCGTCCTCGGCGGTCTTGTGACCCACTAATTGGCTGGACGGGTCTATTTCCGGTTCGGCTGGCTTCTCTGCCGGCGGTGTGGTGCGTGCAGCCTTCATGATTGCGCCGGCGTTGGAAACCATTCCCTTCAAGGCAGCGACAAGGTGGGAGCAGATTGTTGTCTGCTGTTTTGGATCGCGAACCTTCGGAAAGATATCCTCGCCGTTGTCGTCACGCGGGTCATCGGAATGGTGGCCAGCTGCAAGGCTGTCGTGCTTGTGCTTCAAGTTATACTTCATTCCGGACCAGTTGAAGTCTGGGCACGAGCAGTAGCATTTTACGTCGGCGTCCTTCAGAAGCTGGACACGGTCGGCCAGTTTCTTGGTGGTCTGGGCGATGTTGAATAAGTTTGTTCCATTGGGTATGACGTCAATGAAGCAGTGTCTCATAACGCCGGGTTCACTCCTGGATGGAACGAGGAATTCGACAACGGCATTTCCGTCAGATCCACGGAGCAGACCGGCAAGGTGGTGTTCCATCTTCTTGCCGGCGTCCATACGCTTCTTGTCGACCTTCTTGACAAAGAAGGCCGAGTTAGCCTCTATCAGGCTCTTGCCTGTGGCGAGGCATCTGAGAAGCGTGGATTTTTCCATTAGCCGGCCTCAAATATGGCATCTACCACATCTTCGGGGATGTAGTAGGCGTCTTTGTTACGGCCATCGATGGACTTGATGCAGATATTCTTTCCGAGCTTGATTTCGTCGCATACGCGGAGGCGTTCCTTTGTAGGGTTGGAACGAGCGATGAGAATGTAGAACGGAGGAACACCGTTGGTCTTTTTCAAGTAGGCGGCAATCAGTGCGTCGTTGACGTTTCGGTTTGATGACTTGATTGCTTCGACATCATTCTGATCAAGCTTTGCCATCATGTTTTTCTTGTCAACGTCTGTGAGATAGCTGGCATACCTGGTAAGTCCGGATGCTCCGGACGGTGTAAGTATTGTGTAATATTGCTGCAAGTATACCTTAGGAATATCTTTAGGAGCGCCATACTTATTCTTGGATGACGTATCTACCTTACCGTTGAACCAGTTCTCGTATAGAATTTCTTGCTCGGATGCATTCTGGAAGGACTCGTACAGCGGTGTAAGGTCGTATAGGTTAACGGCTTCTATTTTACTGGGATCCTTCGTTTCGTTACCGAGGTTGTTGACCGGTATGACCGAAATCATTTCGCTTTCGGAGTTTCCGACCAGTTCTTCGCTGGGAACTTTTAGCGGACGGCGAATCATCGGTATGCCCTTGGCATCCTTCGCTTGGTCAATCAGCTTGTATAGAAGGGATGCCTTGATTGTACCGATGAAGCCTCTCTTGAGGAATACTTCGGCTGTCGGTGTGCCTTCAAGTTTCTTGACTAGTGCCTTCAGTAGTTTCTTGAGTCGCTTCTTGTCAGTTTCATGGACAATTTCTTTAATAAGCACGCTGTTGAAATTGACCATCGGATAGCCGATATCGGTGGATACGGCTTGGTCACCAAGTTCAATTAGCCCCTTATTAAAGCCTTCAGGAACTACAATACTGGTTGACTTGTTCCCATTACGGTCTTGTAGGGCTTCCCTGGTATCGTCATTGACTTGCTTTGGTAATGTTATTTCAGCGCCTTTATTGCGCTGGTTGTATGCGTTAACAAGAGTTGGAATAATCTTGTTTTGAATAATGGCTTTATCTTTTTCCTTTCCCTTCATCCACTCAACCCATTTAGGTGAGTTGAACACGTTCAGTGCGAAATCAGCAAGGTTTTCTGCTGCGTCCGGATCGCTACGGAACCGGCTACCGAATTCTTGGGCGATTGTAGGGAATCGTTCAGCTAATGTCTTTAATTTAGTTGATTTTTCCTTATCAGCTTCTTCGGGTGTACTCGCATCATAGTCAGGTGTAATAGAGCCACTTTCATCAAGTTCTATGGTGTGCTCGGGTTTATCAGAAGTTTTTGTTGGGTCGTCATCAAAGTCGTCTTCAGCGTCTGTATTAAGAATTTTATCAATGGCAGCCTCTGGATTTTTCATAAATTCGTCTTTCGCTTCAGCGTCTGTGCTGAAAGTGTCGATTAGCTGTTTGCGGAGAGCTGATTTTTTCTCATCAGCCAAGTCCTTTGTGCTGAGAATTTTGTCTATTGTTTCTTCCATATGGCTATACACCGGTTATATACCGTACGCTAGTTTATCGGTTTACATAAAAACACCGTATCGATGATACGGTGTTTAATGATGTTATTTATTGTTATTAGGTATCGGCGTACAGCTTATTGGCCACGTCAGATTCCATTGCCAGACATCCTCGCTTCCCCATGAACATGGTTTTAACCATTGTACACTTCTTTCTGCCGAGAATAAGGTTAAGTAGGGATCCGAATAGACTTCCTGGATTGATATTACACTTACTGAACTTGCCCGCCTTCGGAATTAGTATGTAGAACGGAGGAACTCCGCCGTTATCGTCAATTTCCTCGGCGAAGTCTTCTGCACTCATACCGAACGCGTACTTCAAGTAGGTTTTCTTGGACGTGGTCGTATAGTCCATCACTTCGTAGAATGACGTGAGGAAATCACGAGGTACTGAGACAGCCGGTTCGTATTCTGGTTCAATACTGTAGTATTTAATGGGGAATATATTAACAGTTTCGCCGGAGTCGGTGTCTATCAAGTCAGAACTGTCTACCTTGATGTAGTTTGGCGTACACTTTGTGCCCAGTTCGGATGCGATCTGGCGAAGCAGTGCTAGTGGAGACGCGTATATTGCTTTCCAGATGCCTCCCAACTTCTTGGCGGCGTCCTTGAACATGGCTTTCAGATTGGCATTTTTGATGTTTTCGTCATCTTCCTTGGACTTGATGATGTTAACCATTGCTTCTGAACTGAAATTAAGGAACGGGAATCCAAAATCTGTAATTACTGGCGTATTCCATATAGCTGGATTCTTTTTCTGACCAAATCCATCTGGCATAACCAGTGCGCTTTTAACAGATGATGTTGAACGCGATTGGGTAACTGTACCTTTATCAAATGGAATGGTTGATGTGCCTTGTGGATTACTTGGGTCTTTGTAACCGAGTTTTGGATCGGCTTGATTGAGAAGTCCGAATATACATTTATTCTGTATCGGACCTGGACGACCAGTCAATGCATTGTATGCTGGCTTTGATAGCGTAGGATTGTTTAATACAGTATCAACAAATCGTTTGGCTAGGTCTGCTTGTGCTGTACTCATTGCATATGCGTCTACTAAGTCGTATACTGCTTTGTATTTAGTGCGAACATCAACTGGGGTTGTAGAGGATGATGTCGGCTTGGTTGCACCGGTAGCACCCGTAGAGCTAGTAGTGCCGGTTACCGTAGGCGAAGTGGTCGGCCCAGTAGTGCTGGTGGCGCCGGTAGAGCTAGTAGTGCCGGTTACCGTAGGCGAAGTGGTCGGCCCGGTGGCGCTGGTGGTGCCGGTAGAGCTGGTAGTGCCGGTTACCGTAGGCGAAGTGGTCGGCCCAGTAGTGCTGGTGGTGCCGGTAGAGCTGGTAGTGCCAGTTACCGTAGGCGAAGTGGTTGGCTCGGTAGCGCCGGTTGCACCAGTCGACCCGGTAGTGTCGGTTGCGCCGGTTACTGTAGGCGGTGTGGTATTGTTAAGAGATTCGCCATTAGTCGGTGGTTGTGCTGATTTACGACCGAGCTCGCGAACTTTTTGTGCATATTCTTTAATACTAGCTACATGTAAATCTACACTGCCATTGATCAAGTTAATGAAATTTTTATCATTACTAGACTCAATATCGTTTACAGCGGTTTGTATATCATTTAGTGCGTTTTTCGCTTCAACAGTAAGCCGTTCTGCGTCGGCTTTTTGTTCTGGGTTTGATATTGACGATACAATATCATCTAATGAACGTATTTTAGTTCCTTTACGTGTAGTTGACCCGTTTATAATTTTCTGTGCATTTGCGAGCTTGTTTTTTATTTTATCCTTTGCCGCTTTGATAGTTTTGTCTGTTTCGTTCGCTTGGTCGGTAGATGGCGTATCTTGGTCGGTAGATTGCGTATTATCGCTTGATTGACCATCCGTATTAGTTGGTTGCTCGTTGGTAGGTATTGTATTGTCGGAACTTAACGTATCAACGTCCCCGCTAAACATTGAGCCGAATCCTTCAGCAAATTTTGCCGCGAAATCGGAAATCTCATCATCAATGAGGTCTGGAGATTTGCCTTTCTCTGCAACCTCTGTATTTGGCGTATTTGCGTCTTTGACGACTTGGTCGAGCCATTTTTTAATAGGTTTTTTTGATTTCAATTTAGTTAGTTCATCGGGTTCATTTGGATCCAGATTAAGTTTACCGATATCGTATGCGGTTTCTAGATTAGATAAGAGTGTTTCTACAGGAACCTCTCCGTCAAGTATGGGTAGTGTTTGGCATAGCCTTTCTAGTAATTGCGTGATTTCAGTATCACCCATTGGCTTACCGCTCTTTGTTTCGTGTGGCTTAAGTTGTTGATTACCTTGCAACTTACTCATTTCGTTTTTGAGCATTCTTGCCTTATTGGAGTCTAACCCGGCGTAATCAAGGTAGTCTTCTAAAATGTGCTGAATATCGGCCATACCTAACCATTTACGTGATTTTCAACCTAGTTTATCAGTTTTGCAGTGCGATTAAACTGATAAACTGCTGGATGAATGGTGATAAGGCTATGAGTATATGCAGAATCCCGAAATATTGCTAGAGACTGCTGATGTAAATGAAATCGCTTCTCTTATTAGCACGGCTTCAGCCGTAGTAAAGATATTGACCGGAGAAACGAATGGCGGTACTAAATACCCGTTTTCGTACACGCAGTATGCGAAAACTGGACAGATAGCGGCGGTTCTGGGTGAGGTAGCCAGTGCTACTAGTGGTTGGAATAGTGGTATACGTGCGTGTGATGATGAATACATGCAGAGGCGTTTTGTCTATATCACTGCCGTGGTTATACCAGAACTGGCGATGCAGTTGCTGCGTCGTGCCGAGGAGCTTGGTTACCGTAAGGCGATTCCTTTATTTAAAAATCTAGTGACTATCAACCGTAGCGTGAATTATGATACAAGGAAGTCTGGTGACGTAGAGGTTAATCCTAATATGTTCCGTACGGCTGCGCGAGATTTTTATTATGCGTTGGAAAGCTCGTGCGAGGAAATGGTTCCTACTCGTCCACAGACCACTATTGATACTGATTATTCCGCTGCGTCGGAGGTTAATGATTTACTGGACATTATTGCTAAGCAGTATGATAGTTATGAAACCGTAGTGAAATCGATATTAGATGTTGCCGGGATTAATCCGGATACTATATCCGACGAGAAGATAGACGATGCTGTTAAATTAAATATGGCTGTTATCGTACTTAATAAGTACGTGAATGGCGCAGAGCTAAAGGGAAATTCTTGGTTTTCTAAAAATCAGCCGGTTGCGAAAATACTCTATAAGTTGGTGTCGGAAACGTGGCGTACCGGTTTGTCGAAGAAGAAAGTATATGATGAGGATGATGGCCTGGGTAAAGAAGTGAATGTATCGGAGTTGGTTGACTCCGATACTGATGAGAATACTGATAGTGGTATTGATGATATCCGTGTCCGTATGGAAGTAAAGAATATGGATACACTTGGCGACAATACCACCCAGATGAATACATTGAATGATCGTACTCGGTTTACATGCCGACAGTTCTATAAGGTGTTTGGCATCAATGCATTGTCTGGATTCCGATTTAGTGAACGGTATGTAAAGTTCATGTATAGGTTACTGTATCTCGCGTTTAAAAAGGCCGGGTTTGAACTGCCGGTGCCATCTGATGATACGGCTGAGTTATTTGCTACTACGTTAGACTCTATTCTTAGCAAGCAAGCGTCTGATACAATGAACGCGTTGATATTGCATGGCACAATACTTGATGCGCTTGAGTTGTATGAGAATTATTTTGATTCTAACTTTAAAAAAACTTATATATCGCCACCGTTCAAGAAGTTGTTCCATGAACCTTTGGACGAAGACACTCAGTCCAATATGTCCGAGGCGTTTAAGGCTATTCGCCGTCTTGTGATATGTGGTGGGTCTTCTGATCTTAGTGGCATGCTTGTAAATCAAGAAGATGTTAGTGCGTCTGGCCTTCCTCAACCAATCGTATCGTTCGGCTTATATAGTTCAGATGACCGTAAGAAGACGCTCGGCCTTTCGACAAGTGGTGAAATATCAAGTAAATTCTTTAAGTTTGATGGCAATGAACTTACGGTTGCGTATACCGGTGCATTAACTGATCGGACTATTGAGTCGGATGTAATCCAGAGAAACGACATTCGTAATGTATACAAGGATTATGTTAGTTCGTCGTTAATGCCGATAACCTTACCTAATAGAACTCGTGCATGGGTTGTATTGGTCGGTATATTGGCTTATTCAGAATTGAAACAAGGTGATTTTGCTGACGTTAAACAACAATCTGAATTGATACAGAAGCAACTTGATGTAGTCTCAAACGCCAATATTTATAGTAATTCACAAGTCAGCGCTAGCACTCGTGCTGACCGTCGGTGGCATGATAAAGATTTTCGCGATGATTTAACATCTTATGGGTTTATTGCGTCAGATGAAATTGATAACGATGATACCCGCGACGCTATTATTAAAAGAGTTGCTGACAATGTCACGGCCAATGTCTCTGACGAGATGACTAAAGCGCGTCGTATGTGTGACTTGTACAACAACGCGATAACTAATTATATTGACCGTACTGTAGAGAAAACGTATGGGTTGCGTGTAAAGGATTTACGAGATGCATTTTTATCAATATCGCCGACGCCGGAAGATTTGGTTGCTGGTGGACAAGCGGTGATTGATAATGTGGTGTCTACATTCGTTAAGATGATGTCGCCTGATAGCAGTGTTGATATTAGTCCGTTGTGTGATGTATATACAGCGTACAATGTGATGGCTATGCGTTATGAAGCGAAAAGTTCACTTAGAGTAGTTATGCGTAATACGTGTTATTATTATAGTAAATTGACGCACGCTATGAGCATGAAAGAGGTGACCTCACAGCCACAATTACGTGAGTTGTTGATTGGCATGTTGCCGGAAAATAGTCAGCAGAAATATCATGACTTGAAGGCGTTGGATGATAAGATATCAGCGGCTAAAACTGAATCGGCTCGTGCCGCTGCATTTAAGGCTGCTAAGCTTAAAGCTACTGATTTGATTGAACCGTTTGTTGTGGCTGGCCATGATAGGATATCGGCGTTATTGGATGTTATTAAGGAGCATGAGCGGAATTTATCTGAATCGCAAGATAGCGATATTGCACAATTGTATCAAGATTTCTTAAAGTCGGTTGATTATGGTAAGGAAAATGTAACCCTTGCTACGATTAATCATGTGCAAGTTGCTTTGGCTATGACGATGGAGGGATCCCCTCAAGCCAACTTGATTAAGGTTACTCGGTATAATATCAGTCAGTTCGTTAAGGCTACCGCGCTGTTAAAATCATTAGATGGAATAGCTAATCCTTCTGCCGATGATGTTGAAACTAATAATATTGACGTTGACTACGATATTTCACGTGGCGGTACTCCTAGCATGCCTGAGTTGACTGTTATGTCGAAGGAGAATGAAAATAACGTTAAACTCAACCAACTGTATAACGATATTCATAACTCCATTGATGAACCAAGCAATATTGCTGATGTAGAACTGGATGGTGATTATATTGAACGCGTATTGAAGTTGTGTAGCAATTACATGTCGGCCAAGGACGTGGCTGAGTCTATTAAAGATGATTTTACTCAATTTATGGAGTTTGTGCGGTCAAAAGATACAACAGCGCCATCTGATGATAATATCGACGCATGGGTTAACTATATTGGCAATACGTACGAACTGAGTCCTGGTATGACGATGTATGGTGAAAAAATTATCAAGACCTACAAGCGTTCGACTATTGCTGTGAGTGCTGCTAAGCAAGTGCTGGACAAATACAAGAAAGCACAGCCGCATATGGCTGAAATTATTGATGCAATAGAACACGGAAAGGTAACTGTCGATGAATTGAAGTACGCTATTAAGGAGGCTGGTATAGCCGCTGAATGCCTTGGCAACTTGTCTAAGTACGCTACGACATATGGTGCTACGAAAGTCGATCGCCGTTTGTTTGCATATACCATGTCGGACGAGAGTGCGATTGCCCAGATTATTTATATACTGTCTCAGTATATCATGGTACCTAGCACTGACGACAAATCAGATTTGGTTGCTACGTTGACCAATGCGTCTAATATTATTGAAAAATATAGTGGAAATCCGATGTCTAGGCGAGTTGCGAGTGACGCATTGTCTCGTATAGAAGCGTGTACCGATAATGGCGAGTTGGTGCCTACGGTGATAAAGTTGATTTGCTCGTATGGAAGAATATTGCTGTCTAGGCTGTCAAATGATGTTGACCAAGCAAGGTTGATGGGTGTATCGTCTGTGGTTGACCCTGCTAATAGAAGTAGTGGCTATGGCCGTGCAATGGATGCGTTTGCTCGTACCCAGTTGCGTAGTAAGGGAAATGACGAGATGACTAAGCAGATTGCAAGGCTTGGTGAGACGCTTGACTCTGAGCGTGCTGGCCGAAAGTCGTACATCTCGTTGGTTATTGACGACATGAAGGAAAATCCGGAATTGGCGAAGTATGCGTATACATTGGGCAAGGCTTTCAATGTATTTGATCGTTCTATGATGGATGAGCGCGTGTCTGACATTGAAAAGCGTATATTCAATTCAATTGAGAGTTCGTTTACCGGCGTTGCTTTGTATAAAGGACTCGCTACTAATGACTTGCAACGTGAATTGATTAGTGCTATCATAGATGACGAACGGCATGGTGATACGGAGAAATATCCTACTGTCGCTAGTGTGCTTGACGCCGCGAGAAACGGAGGTAATGTTCATGCATATAAGCAGATGTATTCCGACAAGCTGGGCAGTTCAGACGATATCTTGAATGACACTCGGTCACTGACATTTGGCTTTAACCAAAACGGCAAAAAGGTGAACGCTGATACCGGTGTTGCGCTTGATGATAACACGATTTATCAGTTGATTACTGGCGAGAACGGCATGTATACGGATGTTAAAGACTTGGTACATACGGTCAGGATATCCATATGCAATCGCATTATCAATCGGTTTGGTACGTTTGACTTGGAAGGCAATATTCAAATGTCCGGTGATTATGCCGATAAGGCTAATGACTTGATGAAGGCCGCCATGCAGTCACTCTATCGTCTATGTAATGACATGGATACTCCGTTGTCTTCTATTATTGTCGCGACTAACTCGCTTGGACAGAAAGGTGGCCGTAAGGTTATAATGAACCTTGTTTCTGATAAGTTGAAATCCGGCGAGGATATTGATATTGATACACTCGGCATGGTGTCTGGCGAGCCTAATGCATATCCGCAGATGATGTCTAACGAGTTGTCTGGTGCCGATATTGAATGGGTGGGTAATATGGCTAACATACTTGCTCGTATTCCGGCATCGCTTAGTCGAAAGGATGTGCGTGTTGGCACTAGGAAGTACTGTGAAAACCAAGCTTCTCAGATTGACCTGATGGGTAGTGATTTACGCGGACTTGTAAGCGTTATTGAACATCTGCTTGTGTTGGACACGCCGACTGGTATACCGACCGGTATCTGGGGAGATGATAGTACAGCACGTAAGCAGCATATTACTGATTTGATGGATCGTTTTTCTTCACGCAAGACCGACGATAATACATGGGTCGAGTGCGCTCAAGAATGGTACAATGATTTCGTTGAGAAGTATAAGAACGGTAAGCGGTCTATTGCGTTTGCTAGTATCTTGCCGTGTCAAGCCGCTATGCGTCGTATTGCTCACTTACGAGTGAATCCGTACTACACGATGGATATTGACGAGAAGTATCTTGATGAGGTGAATGCGTTGGAAACTGACCTTGTTGACGACGGTATCATTGTCAAGAATGGAAATTTTGTCAAGTTGAAGTATCCTGGATTGACGTTTGACCGTAATACGTTTACTTATATATGCTTGCTGGCTATCAAGCTGGGCAAGATAAGTAAGGGATTTGATTCGGTCAGTAAGTTTACTACTGCGTTGATGTGTTATGTTTCTGGTGTTCGTATTGGTGTGTGCTTGGAGGTGCTTGATGAAACTAAGGACGCTATGGATTCGAATGATAAGGGTGTTCTTCAGAAAATTCAGCAAGTGATGGGTATGGTTGCTCAAACATACCAAGCCAAGGACTTTGGCGAGATGACTAAGACTAGCCTTGGATGGCTCACTCATATAGTATTTGTATCTCTGTGTACGAAGGCCGCTATGGATGAAGGTAATCCGGTAGAGAATTTCCGTAAAGCGTTCGATGCAATTACCGATGGCGGAACCAAGTCGTATGATTTGTCTAAGGTTACCAAGCGCACGGATGGCGTTGCTGATGAGGATGCTGTTAGTGATGAGGCTGAGAAGGTTCCTGTTGAGAATCCGGTACCGGCTGCTTCCGAAGAACCACCGAGTGAGTCGAACCCGATAGCGACGGATGCTGAAAAATCAGCTGCAAGCATGGAAACGGACGCCTCTGAGGATATGGCAAAGAGGCTTGCTGACGATCCTATGTTTAATGAGGGGCTATAAAATAAAGAAGGCGGCTTAATGCCGCCTTTTTTATTTCTGTCGCCAGGATAAGTAGTCGTATCCGGTATATCCCTTGAAGGCGCTTAGCGCGGCCTCGCACGCCGCCGCCAGTGCGGATACTTGTGTTTCTGATGTCGGAGGTACTTCTTTGTAGGGGGAAAGTGCCGACATGCCGTCGCATGAGTGGTACAGGAAGCCGTTTCCTTCCATAATGCCGTGGAACACCTTGTTGATTTCGTTCATTACATCGCTGTTCGGGTTGGCCTCGCGGAATGACTCAATGATGGCGTCAATCTGCTTGGCTTCTATCGATTCGCCGCATCCGCCACCGCCACCGTCTCCACCGCCCATTACCGCTGCGACCGGAGCACAGAATCCGCCTCCACCGCCGCCGTTACCCATTGCTATGACGCCGGTGTAGTCGTCGTTGTTGGTATGGACGGTAGTGGCGTCCGGTACTTTCGGACCGTCGCCGAGACTGGGCTGGAACTTCTGGGTTTCGCCCGGACGGTCGCCGGGGTTGCTTCCGTAGCCGTAGCCAGGAAACCCGACTCGAGGGTGATGAGCCTTCGTCGTATCGTTGTATTTCCGCTTCTTTTTGGCGGTTTCCATCAGTATTCTGAACCCGTCCATAGTGTCCCGTATAGTTTTGATATAGTTTATATAGTCGGAGGCTGTATGAAAGTTCTTGAATTATTTGCTGGCGAGCGTTGCATAGGTAAGGCGTTTGAAAAGAAGGGTCACGAGGTTTACTCTATTGACTGGGACAAGGTACATCCGGACATTGACTGGTACGCTGATGTATCAAAAATAACAGCACAAGATATCTTAGACCGTTTTGGTCAGCCGGATGTCGTATGGGAATCGCCCGATTGTTTCCCAGCCGGCACGTTAATCTGGACAGACCAGGGATATAAGAAAGTTGAAGATATTCAGTGTTTTGATAGGGTTTTAACGCATAAGAATCGTTATAAATCGGTTTATGCTACACAAAAAACTAACAAGCATAAGATATATGAAATAAAGGTTTCTGGCTGTGAACCGGTGATTGTATCAAGCGAACATCCTTATTATGTACGAAAGAAACATGGTTACACGACAAGTAAAGGCGGACATTCATGTCGAGTGAGTGAATTGCTTCCGGCTGAATGGAAACCAGTGAAGGACTTAGACACGACCTATAGAGTTGGTATCCCTATTAATCAAGAATCTAAGCTTCCTCAGTATGATGGTACCGTATATTACAAGACTAATGGTTATGGTAAGACTCATAGTTATATTGTAAATACTATTGGGGAGTTGCTTAATAATGGAAATTTCTGGTGGTTGGTAGGGCGGTATTTTGGTGATGGATCGGTTTCTGTTGAGAAAGGAATTGTAGATATCACTTGCTCTAATGATGAAATTGATGAAATTAAGCCGATATTGAGTCAATTGTATGAAAAGTTTGGCTTTCGGACACAAGGTTCTGTGTCACATTTTACTATCCATAGTAAAGAATGGGCTGTATTTTTGAGTAGGTATGGTGTAGGTGCGTTAAATAAGCGTATAACGCCAGAACTACTGGATTTGCCTGTTGACTTGTTGCGGAAGTTCTTGGACGGATATATCAGTGCTGATGGGCATTGGGACGTTAGTTTGAAGAATCCGGTGTGTGCAATGACGACGATTAGTCGTGAACTTGCGTACAGCTTGCAGTTGGCTATATTGAAGGGATATAATAGATACTGTAGTATGGTTGTAAACAATAATCCGAACGCGGTGATATGCGGTCGTAAGGTTAATGTACATACCTCTTATACACTAGGCTTTTATCGAGATGCTACAAATCGGTTACAGTATACTATAGAAGATGGGTATGCGTGGGTTAATATTAGGTCTGTTCGTAAATTGCCGGCAAAGCAAACTACGGTATACAATTTTTCTGTTGAGGACGATGAGTCGTATACAGCTAATAATATAATTGTACATAATTGTACCACATATTCTGTGGCTGCTATTTCACACCACCGTCGTAACGTGAATGGCTATCTGGAACCGGTTACCGATTACGCCAAGTTCTGTGACCAGCTGAACGTTCACTGCAATGAACTTATCGCTGAATTGAACCCGAAGCTGTGGTTCCGCGAGAATCCGCGTGGCGCTATGCGCAAGATGCCGTTCGTTGCCGGACAACCTCGTTATACGGTGTGCTACTGCCAGTACGGAGATACTAGACAGAAGCCTACGGATATCTGGACGAACCATCCGGACCCGAAGTTCCTTCCTCCATGCAAGCCGGGTTCCCCATGCCACGAGGCGGCTCCGCGTGGTAGCCGTACCGGTACGCAGGGTCGCGATGGTCATATTAAGCGTTCCCTTATCCCCGATAAACTGTGTGACCATATAGTCAGAATTTGCGAAGAGTACATGCAATCGCTAGAGAAGAAAGATGAGCGTTTATGATATTCTACAGGTGAGTCCGGATGCGACTGACGAGGAAATCAAGGCAAAGTACAAGGAACTGGCCAAGTTGTACCATCCGGACAAGAATGACGGCGATGACACAAAGATGGTGGAGCTCAATGAGGCTTACCATACGATCGACACGCCGGAGAAGCGTAAGGAATACGACACGAAGAATGCATTTGTTGCCGAGTTCAATATGCTTTCTTCGGTATTTGGTCGCCCTACAGTTGCCGAGAATTTCAAGAATCCGCCGAAGGCCAATACTGACATGAAGCCGGGGACGGATATCAAGCTGAATGTCAAGATACCGGTGGACGTGTTCCTCGGCGGTATTGACGTGATGCCGTTGAAGTTCAAGCGCAATACCGAATGCCTGGAATGTGATGGTACTGGTGGCGGTCGCGAGCACAACTGCTCGGTATGTGGCGGATATGGCTATGTGGTACTAATGGGCAAGAAGTCTGATTGCAAGAAGTGCAACGGTTACGGCAAGGTCAAGGCCGACCCGTGCAAGGTATGCAAGGGCACCGGCATGGTGAAGCACTCCGTGACCAAAGCTATCCGTTATGTTGCCGGTACGTTGAAGACGAGGGTTCCCAGTGCCGGAAATAGCGGTAGGCATGGCGGACCAAACGGTAATTTGAATATTTCCTTTACGGTTACGCCGGTGGACGGCGTTTGCTACGATCCGGCAGTCAAGGCGGTGCCGGTATCGGTTTCCGTATATCCGGAAGACCTCGTGCTTGGGGTTACCAAGAAGGTGTCTGTCGGTTCGTGGAGTTCCTATGTGAACTTTGAACCATCTGACTTTGATACGCTTCCGGTACGTAAGAAGGTCGGTAGCGTGGATCTGGTGTTCTCCGTGAAGGTGGAACGTACCGACGAGGACGTGGCCAGGGCTAGGGAATGGCGAAATAGCCGTATAAATGATATAATTTAGCGCCAGAGAGGTTTTATTATGGCAATAGTCAAATTGAAGGTATCCGACCGTATCAACATTATCAACAATGCACAGAAGCTGGGCTGTACCTGGCCGGTGCGTTGCAAGTTTGACGAATTCATCGATACGGTCAACGTTTCCGACGAGGACTACGAGAAGGCTGGTGTCGGTCGAGACGAGAATGGTAAGATCGCGGTCAAGAACGATTTCACTATCGACTACGATACAGAAAAAGTTCCGGAAGTCATCGCCAAGGCGATTGCCGACACGATTATAAATCTTGAGGAGACATCCGTTCGATCTCCGTCGCTGACGCCGGTATACGAGGATGTCAAGAACAGTCTTGGACTGATTGTCGATGTCTCTGCGCTCTAGGATAGCATCTGTGGCCGGACGGCTTAGAAATGCCGTCCGTGCGGTCAACCGGTCGGTAGCCTCGGCTGCTGGCTGGTTTTCTCGTGGATATATACTGTCTACCGCCGGTCGTCTAGCGAAGGGCGCAGTCAATAACTTTAGGTCTGCCAGCGGTGGATATGTTTCCAGCGGACTGGTCCGTGTCAGCGACAGTGACGTCTTTGTCTATCTTTCCGATATAGACGGCACTGACATAGTGGAGCAGTTCAAGCAGTATGTGCAGACCCTTCTGAATAAGTATCCGGACTCGTCACCGCCGGTCAAGGTGTTCACGGCCAGTGGCGTTCTGGGCATGTATGCTCGTGTAGAGATGACTTATGTAATGGTATTTGGCGGAATTCCATATATTTTCCCGGTTCACCGTGCTATTTCCGGCATTGACGAGCATGACGCCGATTTTGAGAACTCGATGAACCAGGTAGTCACTCGTCTATGCAACTCTGATTCTAACCATGTAGTGTCTTTGGGCTATGTGGACAGTTCGGTCAATGTGAACGACTATGTCCTTGACTGGTCGAAGAAGTCCCCGTTGCTTGACGCGGTGGATATAGATCCTAGTTTGGTCAAGATGGCTATACAGGACGGAAAGATGTCCCCTATGGGGAGTCTATATCTTCCTGGACGGTACATGTATGACATCTATGTAATTGATTCTGTACTGGCAAAGGCTATCCGTCCGTACAGGGACTTTACTGTGGCCGATGCCAATATTCCGACAGCTGGGCGTGAGGTGGTTTTGGTAGGGGGTGACCCGGACGTAGTTTTGGCCGGTGTCCAGCCGTCTCCCGATGGTTTTGTATATGAGGCTTGGGTGCCTAATTCTGCCCGATATTATGGTCGTGCGGTGGAGACAATTCGCCGGACGGCTTTGCCGATGGGGCAGTTTGTCGTTGATGACGATGAGTACTTGGAGTGCTACGCCATGTTGCTCAAGATGTTGCGAGACATTGACGAGGAAGTCAACGGGACATCCCAGGAGGCCGATGCGCCAGATATGATGAACGAAAGCGACGTCCGTGATGAATATGAGGATGTCGACGAGGTGCCGGTTTTACTCGATTTGCCGTTCTAGCAGATTAGCGACTAGATAAACTGCATGTATCTTACATGTGGCAGAATATTATGGCTATCTCTGGATTTGCTGACATCTGGCTAAAGTTGCTTACTGCATTTGGTATTAATGACTATGATATCGCGTCTGGCAGTAGCACATATGAGGATGGTAGAAAATGTGCTGGTGGCGATGCGTTTGCTAACGCATATGCCGTAGCGAGAGAAAAGTTGATGAAGCGCGGCGGACATCCGCCTTCAATGGAACATCGAAATTACATATTCAGCAATACCATTACTCGGACTGCTTTTGATATAGCTCATGGAAACGTTCACTTTATAGAAGGAACGGATGATGTCTTGACATTGTTCCGTTTAGGCGATATTACTCTATATTCGACAGACGCTCATGGATTAGCGCTGTTTAACCAGGAGAATCCTAAATTCTATGACCGTATTAAGAAATATGCGGAAAAATGTACGTCTGATGTGACATTGTCTGCGGAAACCGAATCGTTTAATATGACAAATATATTTGCTCACTGGACTAGGAATAAGGAGTTGGCCGAACAGCTGGTGAGAAAAATACTTGAGATGCCAAAGAATCTTATTCCGTGTGATGGATCTAAGTTGAAGATTCCTGCGTTAAAGGATTTAGGTGAAAATATAGTTTACTTTTCGTATAAAGCAGTGGATAGTGATTATTACATTACGTCAGTGCTTGAACAAGAGGATGTGATTAAATATGTAGAATCACTGGATTCTGACCGTAGTGTTGAATTAATTACAAATAATAGGTCTCGGAATTTGCCGGCTAATACCGACCTAGCTGGTATAACAAGTCCGCTTGAGCTTGCAGATTCAATTGAAACTGTGATGCTATTGGCGGCAACTGGCTTGGTTGGCATTACTATTAAGCCTAGTGTTGTATTCGGTGCAACTATGGATGAATATACGGTTCAAGAGGGTATTATGGCTATTGTTGGTGAAATGACCATTCAACAGTGGCTTAATGTTGCTGAAAACTTTTTTGATGAGAAGGGGCGTTAATCTATGGCTAGCTATGATGGAAAACCACTGAGTCGACGCACGCTGTTTGACACAGAGCTATTGGCGTTAATAGAATATGTTCGCATGAATAGATTACAGAAGAATGTTGATACTACATTGCTTCAGAATGCGTTACATAACTTTGCCGAAGCTATATGGCAAGCAGAAGAGATGGAACTTATGTCTAAGGGTTATGATGAAGAAGAACTGAATGCGCGGATGAATGAGCTTAACTCTGCACGAGCGAAGGAACAGCGAGAAGGCGCATGGAACCAAGTCATGACAATTATTGTTGAAATGCTTGGTAATCCATCCGATGATGACTTGTATACCCGGCAAGGAAATGTCATTAATTATATTGCCAAGGATAAGAGCGGGCCGGCTACGGTAGAACGTTTGGTTACTATTGTACATGAGTTGCCTGCTGGAGTAGTGCATTTTATGCCGAAGGGCTTGGTAGAAAACACTGCTAGGAAGATGTTTAATAAGGGTGTTTTTGATGAAGTTACCGAGAGCGAGATAGACAAAGCCGCGTATGAGTTGATTAATACTCCTCAGCATTATCTATGCAACTATAATATGGGTCCGGTTGAACCGGGTGAACAAACTGCGATTTACGGTAGTAAACTTGCTCTAGAAGAATTGGTGAGGGTCAAACCGATTGGCGTATTGCGTGCGTGTGGAATATATGATTGCAAGTTGTCTATGGTCAAACCGGGATATCCGGAGTCTGGCTATAAAATTGTATTAAGCCCGAAAAATACTGCGATATTCCGTGAACAGATGGAAAATCGTGCGTCAATACTGCGCCAGAAGGGTATTTTGTTGACTAGTATAACTACGGTTCAAACTACCTCTAGCGAGGAAAAGAAACCTACCGACGATAAGGACGATGAAGCATCTCAGCAGCATCACTCTGAAGCCAATCAGACTGAAATGGCTGAATACATGAAAGAGCAGATGGTCAACCAATATCAAGAATATCAGACTGACTTAAATGCTTTTATCACTCGTGTGGTCAATGCAATTAAAAAATATAAGTCAATTGCAACAAACATTGGCAAGGCTATTCCTAATCCCGCATTTGATACAACGCAAATACCTAGTCAAGATGATGATGCAGCTACGTTTGCCAAAGTGAACTTGATAGCTGATTTTACGTTGGGGTTTGCTAAGGCGTATGGCGTGGAATTGCCGACTAAGACGCTGTATTATAGTGATTCTCCGCTTAAATTGGTTGACCTAGGAATTAACCAAGAATATGGTGAGTTGAATGGCAAAGTGTCGCGTAATCTCCGTGGCGGCATGGATGTCAATATTCATAAATTGTTGACGACTATGTTGGCGGTGCTTCGTAATTTCTGGATGAATGTTGAACAAAAGTTATTGAAGGTGTATAATACACTGTCACCGGACAAGGCTGTTGCGTCAGAGAAAGCGGATGGGCAATCTCGCCGTAGTGCTATATGGGCTACTAAGTATACATTGCCAAATGGCATAGAGATGCCACTTTGTGATCTATTTGCTAGGATGAAGGATTATGTTGATCGAGCGAATGACCAATCTGGCGGTGGCTCTTTGATGACGATTCCTCCTTTTGCGTTAAGGCCGTTTGAGAATTTAAGTAAGCGCGAATGTGATACTTGGAGTGAAGATGATATAGCCTCAATTTCTAATATTGCGCGTTATGTTTCTAAGCGTATGGATGAAGAGGGCGTTACTAAGCAGCCGAAGACAACTGATGCGCCGGCTACTCCTAATACTAAGGTAGACGATGCGCCGGCATCTGCCGCCGATGTTACTGAACCTGACGCGGATAATGCCGAGGATAATTCTGGTTGGGCTGATGACGATGATATGGATTTGATGATGGGTGCGGCAACCCGCATGTTTTAAAGTGTAGGTAAGTTGTTATGCAAGTAACTGTTAGACCATCAAATAATTCTGGGCGGTTGCAGTACACGATTAGCCTGTCTGACATTCCGTTGGACGAAGGGCATTATCGTGCACGATTATTCTTATCGTATCCGCGCTTTTTGTCGTATACCGGCGATGTTGGTACCGGATTGATGGTTGGTACTGAAACGGCGTTGTATGATGACTGGAATGCAGAATTTCGTCCGCCTCGTATAGATGCGCATAAATTTAACACAGAAATTGTCGTTCCATTGAAAAAAACTCAAGATACTATTATTGATTTCAGTGATTTCTTTGATGAGGACTCTGAATCGTATGTAGATGCACTGCGAATCAACCCGGTCAATATATTAATTGAGCGTAAAGTGGCTAATATTGAATTGACTAGCCTGACGGTATCGTCTAACCAAGTACAGTTTACTACCTATGATGAATTAGCTGATGGTACAGCGGTTACATTAGATTGCTCTAGCATTACATCAAAACATTTGCTTGGAATTCTTGGTCGGCGTATCTTTGGTACATATAGGGTCACAAAGGAGGATGACGAAACCTATTCGTATACAGTAGACCATTATAGTGGCGGTGATACGCTTTCTATAATACAGAAATTGTATATTGATGGTCGTTATTCTGGTATTAAATATAATTATGGTTCTAAATCATATATTGCTTCTGTATGGGAAGCGTGCTATTATGAATGTAATCCGGTAACCTTATTTAAGTTGACGGCAGAGACTGCGCAGTTTACCTATGATTATGAGAATTATGGACAGATGGTCGTACCTATGCAAGCTGACGATACTGTTTGCTTGGATGGTTGTAATACCAAGGTTATAGCGGTGGATGGCTCTAGAGTCATTGTATCGGCTGTACTGGAAGACGATTCCGTTCCGAATGTGTCGCTAATGTATTGTCCTCGTACACCGTCTAAGGCAATTCCGGTTAATTGGCCGTCCGTATTGGTTGGCAGTGACGATGCGTTTACGATTGAAAACTCGTCTGAATACGACCACACGGCGAATACGTTAAAGGCTACACCTGTTATGGACACGTATTTTTCTGCGAATGAGGAGTCTGCCACCCATAATAGAAGCGATATCCTTGTATGCCGTTGCGGTGAAGTTAATGGTAAACGGGTTGACTCGGTAAGTTGCTTGCAGTTTTCACCGAATACTATTGAGTCGGAAAATGCCGTTGCTGAACTGGTCTTGTATGTAAACAGCATGAATTGCAGTGAAGCGACTATAGTGCTGTACCAGATGGATTCTGCTGGTTGGAGTCCGCTAATGGATTATGATATAGCATCTCAGCACATTACTGGTATCCCGATTGGCAGCGTGACTTTGACTAATCCGGCTATGAAGCATGTGAATGAGGCTACTGATATACCTAGTACTGATTGCGGTGATTATGGAAACCAAGTTCATATACCGATTGATTCTGAGGTGCTGAGTGATTGGCTATCCGGAAATGCGGTATACTCTCCGTCAATAGCGATAAAAGTTGTAGGTGACGGCGTGCCTACCATATCTTTTAGTTCGAGCGATTGCGGTGATGCTGCGAAGGCTCCGTATATACTGATTACCGGTGGCGAAGCTGGCGAACTGAAGCCGGACCCGTTTGATATTGTGGTGTCTGCGACAACAGTAGACGCTGGACAAATTCTGAAAATTGTACCGGTAGACGGTACAGTGAATACGTTTGGTAATTCGATATTCAATAATAAGGTGATGATTGGCGAGGGGGTTGCTCCTATTGTCGCCGGAAATTCTACTTATCTAGACGTATATGTACCGGACGTGCATGGCTCATCAAACGTTATGGTATATAGGAAGTCTAGGGGGTCATCGGCGGATATTCCACTTACGACCGGTGGTACCTACGTATACGTGAAGTCAGATAATATTGGCAAGAGTGTGAAGCTTGCTGAGAAAAAAGAACCTGGCGTTGTCGACATGACCCGTGTAGGGGCTACCGCATTGTATAACCGTGACATGGGCTTCAACAATATTACCGAGGTTACTGACGAGACCAGCCTTATCCAGAATGTGTATTCTATTCTCTTGACCAATCCTGGCGAACGGTTGTTTAGCCAGAACTTTGGCACGGGAATTACTGAGCGACTGTTCAAGCTTGGGTCGCAAGCGGAAGGACTGTCGTTACTACAGGAGTGCATCCAGAAGGTGAACATGTACGAGCCTCGTGTCTATATTGACGGCGACCAGAGCTCGTGCGAGTTTGATGATAGCGAAAACAGATACTTTCTGTTGTTGTGCTGTGTATTGCCTAGTGCCAGGACGGAGTTCATTAAGTTGCCGTTCAAGAACCGTGGTAGGATGGTGTAATGCTGATACAGACCGTTGGGCAGAAGGTCTTGGTTTACGTCAAGAACCGGAATAGCGACTATATGTCGGTTGCCGACGAGTTCGGCATGGTTGAGAATAACCGTTTGGCTGATTATGTGGCGCTGGATTACCTTCCGTACAACAATTCGATGGGTGTAAGCGTTCCGTCGGTTCACCTGAACGGTCGTACGGTCGATATACATGTGGTAGACGACAGTGTGACTGCAAGCGACACGACGGCGTCCGGTATAGCAAATGCGTTAAATAGGTTTCCGCAGAATTCTAGACTGGATTTGGGCGGCTATTCGTTTACGTCAAAGTTCCGTTTCAATAGCACTACTCTAGTGATCGACTCGAATGACAAGTCGTTTTCCATGCGTCAGTACGGAAAGAAGGACTTGAAGGGTATCTACGGGCTAATGACCTCGCTTGGTGATAATAACGGCAAGCTGTATGAGCCGTTGCTCGCTCGTTTCGTCTATACCAGTTACCAGATGCCACGTCACCGGCAGCTTGTAGGATATTTCAACCTCGGTACATATCTGAGTGTGATACGCGATAAGAGGTATGGAGAACTGTTTACGAATATGGGTCATTCCAAGTCGCTCGTCTATCTGGAGTGCCGGAATACTCCGCCAGTAGTGCGCATTACCGGTGTGGAGGACAACCAGGCGATACTGAAGCTGGATAACATAGAGGGCACGTACGACGCCAAGAGGTTGAATGAATTTGAACCATACGTGATAATGACGCGTAGGCCGTTGAAGATCAAGGACATGCGTTTCCCCTGGACTAAGGTGCATTTTGACAAAGTTGACGTATTTATGACTCCCCTAATGAGTCTTTCGGACGCATGGGAGAGCTTGGAGGGAGGTATAAACTTGCTGTCGGAATTGCCCAATAAGGTCAAAAATACTGTTTTTTAGCCGATTTGTAATTCAAATTATTCCTAACTAAATTTAACCCGAATTAACCATATATTCCCAAGAGGCCGCATTATGGCAAAAGTAAAAAACGTCGCAGAAGACAAGTTCTCCTTCCTGAACAAGATTAAGACCGGCGACCGGTACGCCGACAAGCTCATCAGGCACCCTTCCTACGGGTTCTGTGATACCGGTTCCTACGCATTCAACGCATTACTATCTGGTACTCTGTTCGGTGGATTTCCGCTGAATAGGTTCGTGATGGTGGCTGGCGAGCAGGGTTCTGGTAAGTCCTACATCGGCAAGAACAACTTCGCCGCGAAGCTCCAGCAGATGGGCTACTACATATTCTACTACGATACCGAAGGTGAAACTACCGAAGAGGATCTGGAAGAGCAGAACGGCTTCATTCCCGGTCAGTATCGTCTTATCAAGGAAATTACTACCGTCGAAGATTTCTTCATTTCCGTCAACGGAATTATCAAGGACTTGGAGATTGACCGTGGCAACAGCATTGAGCTGAAGTACAAGGTGGCTATCCTTCTTGACTCTCAGGGTAACCTTTCTACCAACAAGGCTATTGACGATGCCACCAAGGGTGAACTGAAACAGGACATGACGAAGGCCAAGGTCTTGGCCGGCATGTACCGTTCCATCACTAACCGTGCAGCTAACCTCGGCATTCCGATGTTCATCACGAACCATATCTACATGGATCCTGGCACGATGTACGGCAACCCGCAGAAGATTGCCGGCGGTGAAGGCGCCAAGTTCAGCACTTCCATCATTCTCAGTCTTCATAAGACCTTCTCCAAGCCTAGTAAGGACGGCGAGATTGAGGGTGTCGTTCTCAACGCGACAGTGTTCAAGAGCCGTCTAGTGAAGCAGAAGCTCGCTTGCCCCATCTATCTTGACTATGACCACGGTCTGAACCGTTACTACGGATTGCAACAGCTTGCCGAGAATGCCGGCTTGGTGGAAAAGTATAGCCAGGAAAAGTTCCCCAACCTCCAGAAACCGAAGGAAAAGACCGGCAAGACAACGCAGAAGGACTGCTTCGTCATCAAGGACCCGAAGCTTCCGCCCGACCAGTGGTTTGTTGGCACGATGAAGATGATGACTACCAAGCAGGGCCTCGGTACAATTCTCAACGAGATTGATGAGTACGTTAAGACTGCCTACAAGTTCCGTCCGCCTCGCCTCGTAGAAGACGATGAAGGTCTCGACATTGACGAGGCTGAAGTTAAGAAGGCTACGAAGGAAAAGAAGGCTCAGATAGACGCGGAGACGGCAGTACTCTCGTCTGACTTGGCTGATGCTATTTCCGACGAGGACAAGAACGCCGAGGACTAGTAAAATGGGCGCACCCACGAGGTGCGCTTAGTTTCTGTATTTAGAGGATGTATGCCTGCTGTTTATGATTTGACGAGGGAAGACCTGGTACTCCGTACCTATCTGACGGACGTATCTGTTGCGCCGAAAATGATTGCGTTTTTGGACGATTCGTTGTATGCAGATCAGACTAACAAGACTATAGTATCGATTATCCGCAAGTTCATTAGGAAGTACAATCGTAGACCGCAAGCGCAAGAGTTGATTGTAGGTTTGGGTAACACCGGCTTTGGCGAGGAGGCGAGGCAGAAACTTCTATTGATATGCAATGCCGACATTCCCTATATGAAGCCGGACTATGTCGTGACTATGCTTGAAAGCTTCTATCATGAACGTGCCTCAGAAAATGTGTTGAGGGAAGCTGCTAAGGCATTGTACGGTAATGACCCGGATTCCGTGCGTGATTTGTTACCGAAGTTAAGGGATACGCTGAATTACAGCCTGCATATTGGTCTAGGTCTTGACTTGGTTGACGATATCGAGGAAGCCCAGCGTAGGTTGAAGGAAATGTCCCATCCAATCCGTTCGGCAATCGGGCCAATCAACCTATTTACGGCTCAGAACAAGACTGACCCGAACTCTGGTGGATATCCGCGCAAGACGATGACGCTTTATGTAGGTCAGCCTAACGTGGGTAAGTCACTTGTGATGGGATCAGAGGCGTGTAACTTCATCCGTTACGGCTATGACGTACTTTACATTTCTCTGGAACTTTCCGAAGAATATGTATGGCGCCGGCTTGCAGCCAACTTGACCGGAGTCGCCCAGTACGAAGTTGCCGACCTTTCAGTTGACGAGTGTCGTGCGCTGATTGAGAATACGAAGGTTCCGGGTGTAGAGAAACTTGGCCGGTTGAAGGTTGTCCGTATGAAGACGACTACTACGCCGTCCGAGATTGAAGCACGCATTGACCAGTTCTATTCGATTTACAAGAAGAATCCGGACGTTCTCGTGGTTGACTATATCGGCATCATGAAGCCGAACCATAGCCGTCGTAGTCTTGAGAATATGTATCTGGACGGTCAAGAGAAGGCCGAACAATTGCGCGAGATGTGCATTGACCGTAATATGGCCGGTATATCCGCTGTTCAGTTCAACCGTTCTGGTTATTCTCGCCTTGACGCCGGTCTGGAGTCTGTGTCTGGTTCTGCCGGCTTTGCCGAGACTGCGGATATCATGATTACGATTACACGTGACGACATCTTGAAGAAGCTTAATATGTACGCTAACTTCGTCAAGAAGAACCGCTTTGGCGAGAATGAAGTTCCGTTCTACACTAAGTACGATTTCAACACGATGCGCTGGTATGATGCTACCCAGGAGGATCTCGCTGCCGAACTGGAACTCCGTACCCAAGTACAGATGGCGGCTGAGGCTAACGGTGGTAACCAACAGTTTGGCCGTACCGGTGGGCGTCCAGGTGGAGCTCCTAGAGGCGCAAAACTCGACGATAAGCAACTGGAGAAGCTCGCCAGCATGTCGGATATGGCCAGTCAACTGATTTGATGTAATTTGTAGATGGGTGAACAAAGAGACTATTTATGGCTTTATTGGACAAATATCTACAGGAAGACGACGCCGACCAGGTGAATCTTGACTCAATTTTGCTGGAAAACACCAGCAACAAGGAAATCCTTCGAGTATTCAACGAGTACTTGAAAACACCTCGTTTTGATGGTGATGCGTGCGTGGTTTTGACGATGCCGGAGGCTACGCTGAAGAAGTACAGCGAGAAGCTCAATGCCGGTATCTGGTGGATGTACAACAAGTTCAAGAAGAAGAATTTCGGTATGATGGCTATCCTCGTCGCTATCGAGACTATGGTCGACGCTACCAAGTTGGCGGCCATGCTGGACATGGACATCAAGCTGTTGGTTGCCAAGGAGAACGGAATATCCGCTACCGAGGCCGATATCGAGCGTGCCGCCGTCATGGTGGACAGTCCGGACCTGGGTCTTGATGAACCGATGCAGTTGTCAAGCGACTACGCGGACAAGCTGACCGAGGACAATCCGGAAGAAGAGGCTTTCATACTGGCTGGACTAGACGAGTAGGTGAATTATGTCGCATTTTAAGGTTGGCGGAACATTCAAGAAGATATTGGCCAAGCACGAGGACGACGTTGCCGAGGAGAACAAGGCGACAGAGGAAAAGCGTGACGAGTTGGTCAACGCCATTGTCAATATGGGTTCCACTAATGTGGGCGGTGCCGGTACTGGTGTGCTGGTTGCTACTGAGGCTTACAAGAAGTGGTTGGTAGAGAACCAGAAGCGCAATCCGTTCATCGGTAAGAGTTACATGCAGCGTGCCGACGAGTATGCTCGTGATGACGAAGAAGTAAGCGACGCCAAGGCTATGACCGACGAGGAAGCCGCCGGTATTCTCCGTATTGACCAAGACGGTTCATTGCATATTGCAGATGACTACGATCCGAACAATACGAACGTGGTCGAGAATGAGAAGCTGGTCGGCGATGCCGCAAAGTTCTCCGACCTATGCGTAATTAACAACGTGATTTCCCAGCAGTTGACTTGGGATTTTGACACGTTGATGGACGAGGTCACTACCGCGCTGAAGGATGCCCACCTTGACGACCTCGACTTTGAATTGCCGGAAAATCTGGAGGAACAAGTCGATTCCGCGTTGAAGAGATACGACGCGATGCAGTTGTTGGCACATGACAAATCTGATAAACTGAAGACAGAATGAGGAAAATCCATTAAAAAACCGCTAATTTCGCCGAGTTGCATTTCAAATTTATTCTTTCTAATATTTCAGCCGTTGGTGGACCGGCTATACCGAAACCACTGAAACCCTAGTTAAACCAAAGAAAACCCATGATATCCAAGGAGTAATCCCATGTCAAATAACAACACTGATTTCCTCGACCTAGACATCGACACCGTGTCCAACCTCGAAGAAGCCACTTCGGCTGCAGGGTCTGTAGACCCGATTCGCTGGAAGCCTAGCGTAAGCAAGCGCAACCCCAGCTACAGCGCAATCATCCGTCTTCTCCCGCAAGGCATTGAAGGCGTAAAGAACAAGACCTATCCAAGCGTCAAGGTTCTCTACCACCATTTACGACTCAACGGCATTCACATGGAAGTGAAGTGCTGCCGTAATACTCCGGGCCAGGACTGCCCCATCTGCCGTGCAGTCTGGGACCGCTACCACGAACTCGAAAAGAACTACGATAAGGGCGACAAGCATCTCAAGGTGTGGTCTGGTATGGGTTCCCGTCCGGAATGGTTCACCAACATTCTCGTCCGCGAAGACGACAACAAGCCGGCCAACAATGGCAAGGTTCTCGTCTGGCGCCACAGCGACGCCGTGGAACGCACTCTTCGCGCACCGTTCGACGATAGCGTCGATAACGATGCCAAGAATGCGAACGACGCACCGGCCAAGGGCGCTCTCGCCAAGTTGAAGAAGGAAAAGCGTAAGTTCATTCCGCACTCTCCCACGAAGGGCGTTGACTTCGGTGTCATCGTCAGCTGGGATGCCGTGAAGAGCATGACTTCCTACGACGGTTCTGACTATGTCGCTGATTCCACGCCTCTCGCCGATACCAAGGACGAGATGCTTGAAATCCTCAACAACTGCCATGACTTGACGCAGTACCTTGCCGACGTTCCGACCGAAGAGGCGGCTGAAGCCACTTGGCGTCAGTTCATCGAGAAGGTGTCTTCTGCTCGTAACAACAATGGTAATGGCTATAGCGAACAGGCGTTTGGTGAAGCACAGAGCTTCAGCGGTGCCGCCAATCCGAACTACGCTCGTCCGGCCACGAAGGTGTCTGGCGCAGACTTCCTTGCCGAAGGCATGGAGGCTGATCCGGCTCCGGCTCGCGAACCTGATGCTGACGATGAACTGGTTGCTTCCGCACCGGCAACCAAGTCTGCTCCTGGTAACTGGAGCGCTGCTAAGCCGGCTCCTATGGCTGCCAAGAAGGCTGCTCCGATGTCCAATCAGTTGCCAGAAGGCGATGACGACGATACCGAGCTTCCGTTCTAAGCCATAGATTTCATGTAAGAAACTCTATTAACGGCGCTCGACTAACATTGAGCGCCGTTAAATATGAGGTAAGCAATGTCTTTTTCGTACGAGAATATTCCCGATACAGCGCTAGAGGAAGCGGTTGAGTCGCATTTCGGTGGATATGCGATGGAGAAGCGTGCGGACTACTACAACTTTGTTTGTCCGTTCTGCGGTGACATGAACCGTCCCAACAAGAAGAAAGCGTACGTATACCGGGATACCTGGCTGTTCAAGTGCTACAAGTGTGGCTATAGCCAGCACATGATGAAATACCTGAAGGAGAATGACGATGCGGCGTATGGCCGTATCGTGTTGTTTGGTTTTGACGACAGCGACCGTGAAGAACGGATGAAGCCTACAGAGCCGAAGAAGAAATCCGAGTTGCCGTTCATGGACGGCGAGATTATTTCGCTTCTTGACCATCATCCGCTGGCGGAGAAGGCTGTAGAGTTCTGCAAGAAAAGAAAGATACGCCAAGAGGTGTATGACCAGTGGTTTGTATGCCAGGAAGGTAACCAGTTCATCAAGAAGGACATTCTTGGCGCACCGATATTGAATGACAAGGGCGTGCCGGTCGGAAACGAGTTCAAGAATCGGCTCATCATTCCGTTCTACCGGTACGGCGGCTCATGGTGTCAGTTTGACGCTCGTGCGCTTGATCCGGACAATCCTTTGCGATACCGTAACTTTGAGGGTGTCAAGAGGCAAGCGTATAACATTGACTTCCTGGACGTGACCAAGCCGTTCTATATTTTGGAAGGTACGATTGACTCTACGTTCATCCGTAATTCTATAGCCATGGGCGGTATTTCCCATTTTGACGAGGTCATTGCGGACAATCCGCAGATAGCCGAGCATAAGGATAACTGTACCGTACTATGGGATAACGACGAGCCCGGTGAACTGGCTAGGATTTCCTCCGTGAAGCAAGGGTACAAGTGGTTTGATTGGTCCGGAATAAAGGAGAAGGACGTAAATGGTGCCGTACTGTCTGGCGAGATGCCGGTTGATAAGGACGGCTATGTGTGTTCAGACTTTCTTGGACAGCGATGCATGTCGCCGGAAGGCGCGTTGATATTGTTCATGCTGAAGAATGGTGACATTGCCGAGCGCAAGAAAAAGGAACAGCGTGAGAATCGCCGCCAGATGCTGGAGAAGATGGCTGCTCGCCAGAAGGTGGAGGTTTTCTTCTGATGCAACATGATACGTTGAAAGCCATAGTTCCGGACGAGTTCGTTACTCCGTTGACGATAGCCGAGTATCTTGACCGGCCAGTCGAAGACTTGCACAAGATGAAGTTCTTTGACGACATACCGTACAAGGTCGATTTCTGGCATCGCAAGACATACAAGTACGACACTTGCATGAGGAAACTGGCTGCCGCCAATCTTGAACCACCGACGAAGACTCATCCGTTCGCTAAATTGAGACGGGCGGAAATCATGACTGACTTGGGTGTACATAACCAGAAGTACGATAGTCTTGTGCGTGCTGGCTTGCTCAAGGAACAGCCGGCTGACCGGTTCGGAAAGTTTGTCTACTATCGTGACTATGAGCATTTCTTGAAGAACTATGTGCCGACGAAGATGCTGGAATATCTGCCGAAGACTATGAACTTGCGCGATAGTGCGATATTTCTTGAGACTACGCCGGCCAGTCTCCGTGCGCATTGCGCCAGAGGGCATCTGGATATTGTCTACTGGGTGCATACAAGGACTGGGCGCAAGCGTTTCCGGTGGATTACCAAGGAGAATCTTATACAGTTTGCCAACTGGCAACTGAACGAGTACAAGCGGAAGGCGCACAAGATTGTTCGTAAGACTCCGTGGCCGGAAAAGATGTCTACCGCGTTGGCCAGCGTGTACATGAAGGTTTCTGACCGTGCGTTGCGAATGGCTCCGTTGAGTGAGTTGCTTCATCCGGAACAGATTAAGATAGGCCGACGCAAGAACCATGTCATGAACTTGTATTCTAAGGAAGAACTTGACCGCGTATACAACTTGATGGCTGACCGCAAGTACTACAATGCCGGACGTATCTACTATTCTCGCCAAGCCATCCGCAACAAGTTCAACAAGAGCGAGTACTGGATTGATAACTTGATAGATGGTAAGTGCCGTGTAGTCGTGTCGCTTGGCGCTCGTAATACACGCACCCCCAATGAGTTTCTGATTCTGACTCCGGAGGAGTACGCCGAGAAGAATGTGGAAATCGCTAAGACGAAGGGCTGGATTGCTTGTCCGATGATGGGTTGGCTCCAGGAGGATGTTGATGCGGTCATCGCGTCCGGCGCGACAGTAGATCCCAAGTTTGAGATATCGGAATACCGCAAGAAACACATGGAAGCCCTCGACAAGACTAAAAAGGGTACTGAACGGCGCAAGAGGCACAAGGCTGCGAAGAATGCCGCGAAGACGAGGTACAAGCGTACGCTGGAAAGGGTTACTGAGATGCCGGTGGTTGACGAGGTTGAGTTGGCTCTCAAGGCGGCGATGCACGAAAATGAGTTGCGCATGGAACAGCGTCATCAGGAGGCGTACAAGAAGCGGTACGAGAAGATTCGCGAAAAGAACCAGATGCGCAAGCTGCTTGGCCTGGAAGAGCAGAACCGTATTGTCGTAGACAACAAGACGATATTGCAGGCTAGCAAGACACCATGCGTTGTCACTATTCTTTATCGGCGAAAGTCCAATAATGCTCCGATAATCTATAAGCAGACTCTGGGCAAGCGCGACGAGGTTGTGTTTGTTGCGAGCGACAAGCCGGTAAGCATGCGTAGGAAGCGCAATCCCCAGATGTCGATTTTCCTCAATATATCTCGCGCTATCCAGTCAGTCATAAATATCAAGCCGTATGTTACTCCGTCATGGATTGTTCTTGCGCATACGTCGTCCAGTATTTACGATCCGTCCTTCATCGAGAAACTGAACGAGGTGCCTTCTGATGTTGGCGCGGTTGCGCCGTTCGGATACGAGTACATTTTGCCTGATGGTACGTGGATGCGCTGTCCGAATACTTATGGCATGTACAGTGAGTTCTCTTCCAGCAATGCGCTGTACAGTAAGCGCGTGGCCGGTACTATGGGCGTTACTGGTTCGCACGAGGTAGCCGTGCTTGACGGGCCGTTCGTTGCCGTTCGCGGAGGCTATATGTCATGTCTGCGAGACTTTAATCGGTTGTACACGCTGGGCGACGGTCGCGGATGTGTACCATATGTAGTGTCTATGGTCATGCGCCGACTTGGCGTGAAGGTTATGCAGATAGAGGTTGACTCTAGTTGGTGCAGTGACTTGAACTTCCCTTTCACCCAGATGGAATGGAACCGGATAGAGCCCCAGTTGATGGATGTCGGCAAGATTATAGTCCCTAATGACGAGTTGAATCTGAAATAGCTTTGTGCTATATTTTCCACAGAGGTTATACCTATGTCGGAAACTAATGAAAATTCTGTAGGAATTCGGTTTAGCGAGCAGTTCTATGACTTGCTGAAGAGCGTCAGCACCATTACGAAGGCTGGCTGTACCATTATGTTCAAGGGGGACGTGAAGGGTCGTCTTCCAGGCAATCACATCAATATACCGGCGGCGGCAATGTTTACGCATCTTGCTGCGTCGGCAGCCGACTTGGACTTTGATACAAAGAGGATTAATATTTTCTCGCTGAACGAGTTTGTGAAGTATGCCGAACTTGCGAATTTCCCGCGTCGCGGAACTGCCGAACTTACGGTAGATACTTCCATCACCGGTAGGAAGTACGAGTATATCAAGTTTTCCGGCGGTGGCATTACTTGCCGTACGCCTACAGCTGACCCAAGCTGCTTCAAGGAGACTCACACGCATATCCCATATACGCGAGATAACGACCCGATGACCAAGATCGGTGAGATGCACTTTTCTGAGGAGATGGTTACGGATTTCGCCAAGAAGCTCCGTGCAGTGCCTACGTGTGAGTTCATTACTCTGGTAATTGACGACGGCGGTATCAAGTTGTACATCAAGGGCAAGATGTCCCAGCAGATTACCTACTGTGTTCCGGCGACGTGTACTCGTGGGCTGGATATGATGATGGTCAAGAAGATTTTCCGTCCAGGAAACGTCACTGTGTTTCCCGTCCAGTTGTTCAACTATATGAAAGGCATTGGTGGAGAGTACGATATTGATATCACCTATGCGTCCTTCAAGGGCAATGAGCAGATGTCTCTGAAGGCGACTTCCCTCGTACCGGGTGCCGACCCGGACAATCCGATGGTGCTGTGGATGGGCGCGGCTGAATGTTCTGCCGGTTCTCACTCCCAGTTTGACCTGGTTCAGTAGATATTGTTTTCGACATGGGAAAGCGGTCGGCTTCGGTCGATCGCTTTTTTGCATATCGTATAAACTGCATGCAAGCACATGTAGGAATGACCCATGGGTACACGTATTGACAGAGACAAGCTACTCCAGACCATGAAGGAACTGGTTTATGTTTCGACAGAGAGCGGTCCGGTAGTGCCATCCAAGACTAAGGTTATCAAGATGATGACCAAGCAGACACCGAAGCCGGTAAGCAAGCCACAGGATAGCGAGGACTGGGATACCCGCGAATACAAGCAGAATAAGCCGTTGACCTACGGTAAGAACTTGATTACGACCAGAGACCTTTATAAGAAGGTGTTTACCGAGGCCGTTACCAATACCAACTATCGCGGCATGCGAATGAACCTCTCCAGCATCGATATGAAGGAGACTCACTGCAAGTTCATCATTAATCGTCGTGACCACGATATGCTCGTCGAATTGTTCTATCCGAACGATAACGAGAATATTACCGTGAAGCTGAAGTCGGATACGGGATTGTCTAATCTCTACGAGGTGCCGCTGGATAGTCCTCAGTTCCTCAACAATTTCGGATTTACAATTCTGAAGACGTGCGATGAGCTGATTAATTCCAACAATACTTATGACGTGTCCGACGACATTGATACTATGCAGTACGTGAACGGGCTCGGTAACGGCACTGAGGGATTGAGCAACTCGTGGATGGCGACCGACAGTTCAATTTATAGGGAATCTGTTGACGGCGCCTTGGGCAAGCTGTTGAACATGTGTAATGCAGTCAACTTGCTGGAAGCGGACGGTGACGAGCCAGAGGCTACTGACGGCGTGAATGAAGGCCAAGACCCTGGCGCTGCCGCGTTCAATATGGACGGCAGTGCTATCGACGATAATCCAGTTCCGGACAATATTCCTGGTATGGACGGCGGTGACGTCAATGGCACCGACATGGCGGACGATGATGACCAGCTGGTTAATTTCAAGACGCATCTTATCGAGAATATCAGCCAGCTATCCAACATTGACGCGTCAGGTACCGAAGTTAACGGAGGTGCCTCCGCTATTGATACGCTTGGAAAGATGGTTTCCGAGAAGATGGCCGAGATGCAGAAGCAGAAGAATTCTGGCATCGACATGTCTGGCGCAGAGATATTCAACGGAACTGTTGGTGTAAAGGATAAGAAGCCGACGGACATCATTAATGCGTTTGTTGAGTACTATCCTCAGCTAGACACCGACGTCAAGACTAGCCAGATGACCGAGTTCATCAACTACTTGAATAATCCCGGCACCGACTCGCTCTCGCTGACAGAATTCAACGCCAAGCTGGAGAATATCTTCTCTGACGTGTATGGCGGTGACGATGGCAACCAGCTTAGCACCAGCAATACCGATCTTCCTGGCGAGGAAAATTTTGGCAATGACGATTCCGGAGTCAATATGGATGACCCGCTTGCTCCTGGTGTGTTTGATGCTGGCGGTGATTTTATGAATGACGGTTCGTTCGGTTCTATGATGGACCAAGTTAATCCAGATGTCGAGGTCCCAGACGATTCGATGGGTGGCGAGGATACGTTTGGCGCCGAACCGTCACTCGGCGAGCAGAACGGACCTCCTACGCAAGACGTAGATAAAATCCCAGAGGTTGTCGGTGCTATGACCGGAATCTAGAGAAAAATCAAACGGGGCCGTTCCAGACGGCCTCTTTTGATATAATTTAACACACAAAAGGAAACTATTATGGCAGATAACAAGATCCATGCCAGTACGCTACACGGCATGCTGGATGACAACAATATCGTTGAAGAGTCTACAGAAGCACAAGCTGTTGGCGGCGACATGCAACTTACAATGTTCGTGCTACAAGGCCGGTTCGGTCAAGGAATGGCGCTTATCGAGCAGTCGCTTCTTGACAAGGAGACCGTGGCCAGACTTTCTACCGTGGTTGACCCGAAGGACAACAAGATTTGGCTTGAGGTAGATACAGAGACCGGTACACATGTTCGAATGGACGCGCTTCCGTTGTCGGTTGAACTGGCGAAGCCGGTCTATATCAAGATTTACGATTTGTGCAACGTCGTGCATCGACTCATGTCCAGTGCGGAGAAGAGCATCGCCATGTGGGTGTGCGACAATAAGCTTTATGTCGGAGCCTTCTACAACGAGGATGTCGACGGGTTTGAACTGGAGATTGGACTTGATGAATGCGAACCGTTCGAGGTGGTACATGTACAAGATGATGACTTTAATGTTCGTATCGCTATGGACCAGATGTCCTTCAATACGATTATTGATAGTATCTACGAGTTTGATACCGTAGAAATCCATAGGAAGAACGGCAGGATTTCTTACCGTACCGGTAACGAGCACTGCACCATCGCGACAGCTATGCAGAACGCGGTTGCTATTTCCGGTGAAGGGGCTGACAAGTTTGACAATGACAGCGACTTCAGCATCAGCATGCCGGCCAAGATATTCAAGGTGTTGCCTTTGGTTAACGCGCTTGATATGGACTTGTCGTTGAACGTGTTGATCGACATCAATACAGTTGGCAAGCGTCTGCGTATATCCGGTGCGTTCGCTACGCTGGTGGCCGCGTGTGACGACTCTAAGCTGGAGACCTACAGCAATACCGGTCTGGAGAGGCTGTTCAGTATCAAGGCGGACTCGGTTGCCGCCGCAATCGGTATGTATTTTGATATGAATTACTTGAATCCGACCGGAAAGGCGAAGATATATGGCATCAACAACGGTCTTATTGGCATAGAGGGGCTGGATGATGAACGTATCCATGTGAACCTTACTGTTGGCGACTGCGTTGTCGAGAAGGAAGGGTTTGAGATTATCCTTCCGCTGGACGTGTTCACTATGATGATCAGAAATTCTGGTTGCCCTCAACTTGTGCTACAACATAGCTTCGAGACTGGGCGTACTATGATGACTTACGGTAACGGCATGTTCTTGCGCAAGTGTACCTATAACGCCTAGCCGAATGTTCAATCGAAATAAAAAGACTACCGTTTGGTAGTCTTTTTTGATTTGTTTTCTGCTATTATTTGCTGTCTGGCTTGCTACTCTTCCGGAACGTCTGGCACGTCGGGTATTTCCACTGTGCCGTCGTCGTCAGGTTCTGCAATTTCGCCGAGTTCGTCCATGCTAAGCGGAGCGACGTCGTTCTCGTCGGTAAGGGGCTCGTTTTCGTTGATGGCGTCGATATCGGCAAACATCTGGTCGGCGGAAGACTGTTCTTCCGGAGGGAATAGGTCAAATGCGCCGGCTGCAGGGTCTTGTCCCATATCTGTCGCGACTTCGGACGTGAGGTCGTCGTAGGTTACCTCGTCGTCTTCCTCCGGCTGTTCGCCGTTCTTGTATTCGTCGGCAAGTTCGTTAAATGCGGCAATCTCGATTTGTTCCTTGTCAGACTTGTCGGAATTAAAATCGAGCTTGGCTTCCTTGACTTGCTCGTTTTCCTTGTCGCGAAGGGCTTTCTCGTATTCGACCTTGGTCGCGTTCGGTGACTTGCCGGACATCTGTGTGAGCCGTTCGATGTTAGGCGGCTGGTTACTTGGGATAATCTGTGCCGGAGGCGTCTGTATGGTATTGTCGAACTGCCCTTCGATGATAACTTCGCCAAATTGCATGGGACATCCTTGATATTAGTCTAATGATAGTTTATCGGTGTTAAAATTTTGACCATCGTATAAACTACTTGGCAAAAACACGACTCATGAGGTGTTTAAATGTCATTCAATGTATTCGAAGATGATGCTCTTATGGCCGAATTCGACAGGATTTCTGCAGAACCTATCGATAACGAACCGTATAGCCTCGTTCACAATCCCAAGCCGGTAGTCGAGTCCGTGCTGGATTTCAACGGTCATAAAATCGATACCGGTAGCTGGTGCGAAGGTGACGGCGTGGCCGAAAACAAGAAGAAGGTCGGCAAGGCCAAGACTGCTCCTGACCCGAAACTCTCCAAGGCCAGCGCTACTGCGAAGACCGGCGAGAAGAAGGACGACGGCAAGCTTGTGGAGAATGTCGACGCCAAGGAGAAGAAGGATGGCGGCAAGGTGACTGAAGTCAAGACCAACACCGAGGTGAAGGTAGACAAGGCTCCCAAGGCCGGTTCCGGTTCTTCCTTCGACGGTGCGGCCAAGTCCGCTGCTACCAGCAACCAGAAGGGTGCGGACAGTAACAAGAAGTTTGAGGAGAACGCTAAGCTACAGAAGCACATTGACCTCTTCAAGAAGGGTGTCCGTGCTCTGGCCACTGACAAGAAGAGTGCTGCTGACGCCGAGAAGATTCTCAAGAAGTTTGACAAGATTTCTTCCTACCTGAAGCCGAAGACGGAAGCGAATGAAGGTTTGTTTACTACTGCAATGTGCTGTAAGAAAATAGATGAAATTTTGGCCCTACAGCGTGATTGTGTTATTACGACAGACGAAGCGATGGATCAGATTAAGAATGTGGTGGAAAAATGTGGTACACCGTTGCCTACTAATATTGAATCTGTTAATCCACAGATGGAAGGTCTCTTGGACAAGGCCAAGCAAGTTGCCGGTAAGAAATCGGATGAACCGTCGGCTACTGGCGATGCTCTTACCATTAAGTATGGTAACCGGACTGTTACCTTGAATAAAGATGGCGACGGTTATGTTCTTGCTTCTGCCGAAGGCAGTAAGTCATTGCAGTCCGCCATTGGCAATAAGGTTCAGTTAGATCCATCTACGGTCAAGGAAGGCCAAGAACTTTTGATGAAGGTGGACGCTAACGGCGACGGCAAGTTCCTTTCTTGGCATTCCGGAAGCCCGGTTACGTCAGTGTCTAATGGCGAACCAGCGAAGGCTGAACCGGAAGTTGAGAACGATAAACCGGCTGAAACCAGCGAGGGTGGAACTGACAAGTTTTCCTCGACGGATGAATCCGCAGTTACCATAGCTTACGGCAATGGCCGTGTGCTGGAACTGTCTGATGGGTCTATGACTTCTTACGGTAATGAACCTCAAGCATACGATCATGGCATTGTTCGTCGGATTATGTCCGTTACTGGTAGCAAGAGTTTGGAGAAGGGCGCGTCTTGCGTACTTGCAACCGATGTTACTGTTGGCCAGCCGTTCAAGATGAGTGTCAAGACTGCACAGGGTTGGAAGAATTGGTCGTCAAACTCACCAGTAACTGCAATCAAGTAAGTTCAGTCCACATTGCTAATTATTGAAAACCGCCAGAAATGGCGGTTTTTCTTGTATTTGCAATTCAAATTTATTCTTGCTATATATTGGCGGATATGGCCCAGGTTACACCAGAAGAAGCAAAGCCAAAGCGCCCGATGTGGCGGTCGGTATTCCACGATACGGAGAACGACCGTATGTACGTGTGGTACACTGACGGCACTATGGATGCCGTGCCTTCTGTACATGAGTTCTATACCGACAAGCAGGGCGAGTACGGCGCAAAGCCGTGCGGAATGAAGGATATTTGGGATCGTGATGTGTTCAAGGTCGAGGTCAAGCCGGTAAACGGGACGTCGGCCTACGAGGTAGAGAAGGCGGTACGAAAGAACCACGAGGGGCCCACAAACCATCTTGCTGAAATAGATATTGACCCCCGTGGACGCTTCCTCCAGCAACATTATGCTGATACCGGCGTTATTCACCCGGACATGAAGGACATCAACCTCGGCTTTCTCGATATTGAAAACGCCACTACCGGGCGTTTCTCTCTGCCGACCGAGGCGAAGTACCCTATCAATGTCGTTACGTTCTACGTATCCAAGGAAAATCGTTATTATGTATATGGCGTCGCCAAGGATATCTCCGACAAGGGCAAGCAGTTCCTACGAGATAACAATGCCGAGTACATACTGTGCAAGGACGAGGCTGACCTACTTACCCAGTTACTATACACGATTGGCGCCAGTGACGTTGACATTCTGTCCGGCTGGAACTTCGGATTCGATACTGTCTATATCTGCAACCGTTTGAAGAAGGTCAACGAGAAGCTTCTTCCTAAGGACAGGATTTCTCTCGACTTGATGTCAAGGATGCGCGGCAAGAACAAGCGTGCGTATCTTAATGCGAAGAATGAATTGGTAATTAACGGCACCGAGGTGATCGACTTTCTTGCCTTGTACAAGAAGTATACGTTCTCCGAGGAATCGTCATATAAGTTGGACTACATCGGTGAGAAGATTGTTGGCGAGCACAAGGCTCCCCTTCCCGATGGATATTTGTCATGGATTAAGCACTGGGAAGACTACGTATTGTATAACTTCCAGGACGTTCGCCTCCTTGTCAAGATTGAAGATAAGGCGCAGATGTTCCGCCTCGCGGTAACGTCAGCCGCCGCCGCTCGTGTTCCGTTCTCCTCTGTTTTCGAGTCTAAGAAGATGCTGGTCGGCTTCATGCTAGACCACTTGCATCATACCAATAGAACGTTTCCTCCGTATCGCCAGCAGCACAAGGAAGTATATCCCGGTGCGTTCGTGTATTCAGTCCCTGGCTACAAGGAATACTTGGTTTCGTATGACTATCGTTCGCTGTATCCGTCCATCATGATGACTTTCAACACGTCGCCGGAGATGAAGGTTACATTCCCGATTGACTATGTGTTGACTGAGGAGGAACGCAAGAACCTCATCAAGTCGCCGTGGGATCACAATGGTCGTTACCAGGTGTATTTCCGTAAGGACAAGGTCGGCGTCGTGCCCGAAGTTACCCGGTTGCTGTTTGACGGTCGTTCTAATCTGAAGAAGCAGATGAAGAAGGCCAAGAAGGCCGGCAACAAGGAAATGGCGTCTGTCTATGACATGATGCAGAAGGTGTACAAGGTTCTGGGTAACTCGCTGTACGGCTTGATGGGTTCGGAGTACTTTGCTCTGTATGACGTGGATAATGCTGCCTCCATCACGGCGTATGGCCAGAAGCTCATCAAGTACACAATCGCCCAGCTTTCCGAGTACATCAACAACGAGATGCATTCCGATTCCAAGTTCAAGGAAGTGTTCGGCTACGAGCCGGAGATTGACCCTGAACTGACCGGTACGTTTACCGACAGCGAAGGCGAGGTCAACTACAAGAGGATGAGTCACGGAGATACCGACTCGTTCTTCGTCAAGTTCGGCGACATATTCGGGCCGTTCCGAGAGAAGCAGGGAACCGGCACCGAGGTCATCGTGTTCAATAAGCATGACATGATAGAGCGCTATGCGTTTGACAACGAGCACGAACTTGACTCAAAGAAGGCGTTTAATAGGCTATGCACAAAGTACGGCGGAGAGTCTTGGACTGGTGCGGAGATGCGTACTCCAGACGAGAAGACTGGCTGGACGAAGGCGCAGATTACGTTTGCCGACGGCATCTACATGACTGGCGACTACAGGGTTATATACAACCGATACCGCCTTACGGACTTCTGCCGTATTCTTGACGCAGCCATTCTGGAAGAGAAGCTTGACGAGTACATGCTCAACTACGCTAATCAGTGGAACTATCTGGTCAACGAGTTGTTCTTGAAACGAGAGAAGTGCATCTTCAAGGCCATTGTCACGGCGAAGAAGAAGTATATCTGTCTTGTCGAGAGCATGGAAGACATCGTCTACCTTGACCAGGGGCACAAGGATAAGGACGGAAAGTGGGTCAAGGGCACACTTGAAGTCAAGCCGGAATACGCCATCACCGGTCTGGAACTCGTCCGCAGTTCTACTGCGCTGTTCGGCAAGGACCGAATGATGGACATGGTGAACTTGATGATGGATACTATGGACAAGTCCATAGTCCGTAACAAGTTGCTGGAAATCAAGAAGGAATTCTATGACGCCGTGCATGCGGAGAACTACAGTTATATCGCGTGTCCGTGCGGTGTCAAGAACGAGCCTCCTCCATATGAGGTACTGGAGATGATGCCGGCTGATGAGAAGAAGAAGGTCGAGTGGCGTGCGAAGGCCGGTTCCGTTTGGAACTATCTCATTCAGCATGATCCGGAACTGTCCAAGTATCCGTACGAGCCGGTGTACGCTGGTTCCAAGATTAGGTTCATCAAGAAGGCCGACAATCTGTTCGGTGCGACGATTATCTGCTACACCGGCGATGAATGTCCAAAGAGACTGTTGGAAATCTTCCATCCGGACTGGGAAGAGCACTGGCGAGTTTGCGTGGCACAGGTGCTTGGCCGTCTGTTCAAGGCCGTCGGCTGGGACGAACGTCTCGAATACGACGAGAGCGATTTCATGATGGCGATGTTCTAGGAGGCTTTATGAAAACTGGAAAGCTTAGGAATCAGATGAGCCGGCAGATGCACATACGTTCTGGGGTGCTGCCGTTCCCATTATGCCGAGGGTTGTGCGTCCGGCTGATGGTGCTAGGACTTGTCGAAACCCGGTCTTTGCCTGATGGACTTTTTGCAGTTCTTCGTCGGACAGTGTCGGCTCGTCGAAATACTCGTTTTCGTCTAGTTCCTGAGTACAACAAGGCTGGCCGGGCGAGGTGGGCGGCATGTTTACATCACTGCACACTTGTTCGTATAGAGCCAATGCGGCACGTGAGGCCGGAGAATTCAAGGAAGAAAGATATTTAACGAACTGTTGACTCATACACGGAGTTTATAATGATTGACCTTACCAAAGTGAACCAGACCAGCACCGACATGACCGAGGCGCTAAACAGCAACCTTCCGTGGGAAGAAAAGTACCGTGGAACCGACTTGGATACAATTATCCTCCACAAGAACGTGGAGGCGCTGTTCCGTAGTGCGGTCGAGATGAACTCATTCGGCAACTACATCCTCTATTCCGGCGCGCCGGGGACGGGAAAGACCTCAATCGCCAAGGCCATCCCGAAGATGGTCGGCGCACAGTCCATGTTCCTGTTCGGCAAGAGGGACTCCGAGATTATCGACATGATCGACGAATACGCCAAGTACAGTTCACCGGACGGAATGCCGAAGTTCGTCATTATTGACGAGGCAGACAAGCCTAACAAGCCGGCGGATTTTTACCGCGTGCTCCAGTCAGAAATCGAGGACACTTCCAGCACGTTACGATTTATCCTTACGTGTAACGAGCTGTGGCGCATTCCGGACCCGATCAAGTCTCGCTGCATGTCTATCAATTTTGGTGATGTCATTGCCGACGAGGAAGAGGCCGAAGCCGAACTGAAGGACTACAAGAAGCGTCTGCACAAGCGTCTGATGGCTATTGCCAAGAACGAGTGCGATGCCAAGGGCGGTACGGTTGACAAGATTCTGGTGGCCAACATCATTAACGAGTGCTATCCGGATGTGCGTCTGATGATTGCCATGATGCACCGGTCGTTCTTGGAAAACCGTGGCAGTATTGTCGGAGCCATTCCGGTCATGGAGGCTTCAGATACGGAGGCCCTGTTCAATATGACCGTAAAGTTCCAGGTCCGCGAACTCCGTCAGTACATTTCAAAGCACATCACGTTCTGCCAGGGTGTCTACCGTTCGTTCGGTGACTACGCAATTGACCGTTTGCCGGACGCGACTCTCATACCGTTCGGCGTAGCATTGGCCAACGCGATGTACCAGTCCAACCACCAGGTTGATCAAGAAATCGCACTCTGGGGCTTCTTGCTCAATGTAATGCAAATCCTCAAGAAATACGCACCGGACTGGACCTATGGCGTTTGATCACGCGAAATTCATTCAAGACCGCATTGACGGTAAGCCGATGGGCATGGAAGATATCGCCGAGCACGATACCTATGCGGCCATCTACTCGCTGTCCATGACGCCTTCCATTTACAAGCAACTGCTCGCACTGAATACAATCGAGTTTACTCGTCTCACGACGAAGGTGCGTGCGAAGGTCATGGAGGCGTTCAATGGCAAGAAACTCAATACCGGTTATCTACGTGCTTTCCCGCAAGAAATCGCTAAGGCGAACAAGGACCGGGAGAAGGTCATGTCGGTGTATGACACGTCGGCATCGTCCGCCAATTCCATGATTCTCCATAAAGAGGTTGACATGGACTTGGTCAGCGACATATATGAATACAAGGTCAACGGAGTCCTTCCGAAGGAGTTCGGCAAGCGTGCACGAAAGAAGTGACATACAGGCTGTGATGGACACGTTCGGATGTGACGAGAATCGTGCTATTGAACTGATTGACGCCGGAATAAACGTAGCCTTCATAAAAGAAGGGGTCGACAAGATTGTCGAACCCGAACTTCGTCTTGGCGACGACGCCAAGGAGTTTGCCGACCGGCTATCCGATACTATCGCTGAGCTTCAGAAGGACGTTAAGAACCTTTGACAGCTTGTCCTGGCTGTCTCCTTTCTGCTCGGGCGGGGCTATCTGTCCGTTCTCGTCAACGGTTGCTTCGCCGTTCACCTCGTCCATTGTCTCGGTCTGCTTACCGTCATCGTTCTCGGTTCCGTCAGTGGCCAGAGGGACGTCCTCTGGGTTTGATGCCGTAGAGTGTTCACGGTCTTCCTCTGCTTGCATGACTGCCTTCTGGTCTTCTTCTGGGTCTGCCGACTCGTCGTAGTCTGCTTCTAGGAGGTCTTCGTCTGGCATGGACAGTGCTTGTTCGGCGTACTTGTCAAACATTCCCAGTAAGCGTTCGTCGCGTTCTCGCCCGGCAAATTCGCCTTCTCCTGATGCAAAGTCGTAAAGGTACTCGATGACGCTCTTGCCGTCCAAGTCTTGCTCATACCAGGCGTTACCCGGTTGGATTGACTCGGGGTCTCCGGCGACCGTCATGGCCGCGTAGTTCATGTCCTTCTGGAATAGTTCCTCAATAAGTTCATAGTTGACCGTCTGCGTCATGGTGAGGCCGAGGGCCGCCTTGACTAGGCGTTTCAGTACGCACTCGTTGTCCGAGTCTCCCGTGGTCAGGTATATCGGGTCTAGCATGAGCAGGTCGTGTAGCTGGTAGTCGGCCCACTTGTGCAGCTGGGTCGTCCAGTCACGGCTTGACGTGCGGATGCACTGGGTGAACTGGATGGGGAACTGTAGGAGCGACTTTCTCGTGTCCGGCGAGATAATCTGGACTTTCTTGGTTATTTCGGACTGCAGGGCTTCTATGAGGGCCCGGTCTTCCGGTCGCTTGGTCTTCAGCTCGTTGAGCTTGTAGTTGAGAATTCCAGAAATATGCGCCATTTTTAGCCTCGATTCGTCGTTTTCAGTTTATATCCATCGCCGAGTGAGAAAAAAACGTGACCATGCCATAAACTGAAATCAAAACAAGCCTATATAAGAGGTAATCTATGGCAACAAAGATGGGTTATGCTCCTGGCGTGCGAATCCAGCTGAAGGACAACTCCGCCTATACGGTGGTGCAAAATCCGAATACTGTCGCCGGTATCGTTGGCTATGCTTCTAAGGGTGAGCTGAACAAGATCATCCCGGTGGCCAATACTGGTGAGCTCGGTACCAAGCTCGGCTTCGGCTACCAGAGCTACAAGTACAACCAGGGTATGTATGCCGCTAACGCCGTTCTCACGACCGGTGGCGAGGTCGAGTTTGTCCGTCCGTACGGCGAGGAAATCAGCCGTACCGATGCCTACAAGCGCGACTTGAAGACCGACGCCTTCGTCGTGGCTTACGACAAGAACGCTGCTCTGTACTGCGAGGGCGATGACGCCGAATATCCGCGTACGTCCTTCAACGTGAAGCACTTTGCTGCTACCCGTTATAAGACTGACGGCGCAGCCGAGTTCGGTGTGACTCGTAAGATCAACAATATTGCCGAGACTGTTGCCACTGGAAAGAACGTCGACTTCAATGTCGATGCCAGCGAGAACTTCAACGACAGTGCTGCATCTCGTAAGTATGATACTGAACTTCCTAGCACTGATATGGTTATGTTCGCTATCATGAACCGTGACCCGAGTTACGCCAATCGTGCGTACGATAGGTACGAGGTCGTGACGGCTGATAAGCCGGTTGTTTCGGAGGATGGAAAAACCGAGACGATTAAGTGCATGCTGTCGTCTAAGCCGGTTTTCGTTATCGGCGATACAGTGTTCCTTCCGAACACCAGCGCTAAGCTGAACCAGTATGGCAAGAAGGGCACGTCTACGCAGGCCGTTAAGGCGACCGTGGTCGATATTGACGGCAAGGACGTGATTATCGCCGTGGATATTTCTTATGGCACGAATAGTCCGAACGTCATAATCTTCAACGATGCTGACAATGCTATTGCCGACGGCTTCGACTACATGAACATCAAGACGGCTGTTGCCGGTAACACAGTGAAGAACTTTGCTTCGATTAAGTTCGGTGTTGACGATACTAAGCCGAGCGAGATTGTCAAAGACGGTACGCTGATTACGTTCCGTGACAAGACCGGTTCTGAGTTCTATGTGCGTCTGGCCAATGGAAAGTCGCCGTTTGGTACTACGGCTATTGACTTGACTACCGGTGAAGACGGAAACGTGAGCTTCACGTTGAAGGATGCCGATGTGTATGTTCTCCCTGGAGATGTGCTGAAGCTGACGGCTGGTGACGAGTCTACTCTGTTCACTGTCAAGATGCTTGAAAAGCCAACAACTGGTAATGATATCACCGTGATCGGTTCAATCGCCGATGAGTTCACTGCGGAATCCGCTGTCATCACGTTCGATACCATGTCCAAGGATTACGACGCATACTCGGTATCCGTTTCTGGTATTACTGAGTCCAAGAATAATAATTGGGCGTATATTGCCGGCTGTGTTGCCGATGCATTGCAGTCTGCCAAGAAATATAGCCGCATCGCGTTTACGAACGATATTTTGACATATACCGAAGAGGAAGAAGGTGCTGCGGACAAGGTTGGCAATGTGCATATCGATGGCGCTGTCATCAAGGTTGACCCGAGTGCTTCGTATGACTACTCTATTGGTGACTTGGTCGCTATCGTGCGTAATGACAATGAGTTCGATAGCATTGATGATGCGAAGAAGGTTGCCTTTGACAAGAAGCTCTACACCATTACTGCAATCAATCCGATGGCCGGATTGATTACGGTCAATAACGAGGTGTCAATCGAGGCTGGTACCGAAAAGTTCTCGTATCAGTTGTTGAATGTAAGCACCACGAATGCAACTGCATATGTGGCTCAGAGCACGTATCTAACGGAAGAAACTCAGTCTGGTACCAATATTGAGGTCAAGGTGCAGTCCGGTACGGAAACGAAAACATCGGATCCGATAAGTAACGTGATTGTGACGAAGACTGGTGAACAGTATACGATATCCAAGAATGGTTTCGACCACGCTGCTGTTGATACTGTTATTACTCTGACTGGTGATAGCACGACGAATACATTTACTGTTACTGAGGTATCCGGTGATGATCTAATCGGTACTCTGACTACTCCGTTTGCTGAGGATACAACCGAAGAACAATTTGATAGCGCTACTTACAAGTATGAGAGCCCGATATATACCCGGTATATTGACAACGCAACGTTTGTGGCTAACGCTGGTGTTGGTAAAGAAATCCAGTTGAAGAAAGGTAGTGCTACCGATACTTTCCGTGTCGCGAATGTTCAAGACGGTATCTTGTATGAAGAGACTAAGCCAGGAACGGCTGAAGCGAATACGTATGATAATGCCTCGTACACGTATAACGTGGTCAACGACTTCGCTGACTTGTACTTGATGTCTAGCTATAGCATGTACGTTAGCAAGCTCGACCAGCGTTATCCGACGTTTGGTGACAAGGAAGAGAAGTATGCGATTCATACCGGCATAGAGTTCCTTAACGATGAAGGGTCTACGTTCAGCTGGATGGTGGACAAGTCCCCGACCGTTCTGGCCGATTCCGATATAGGTGCCAGCTTCTTGGCGCTCGGTCTCGCTACGGCCAGCTACATTGACGTCAACTTCGACGGAAATCCGGAGCAAGCGTTTACGCTGACTGACGAGGGTATCGAGATTGCACGTATGTTCATGGCAATTCGTTACCGTTTCAACGGAAGGCTCTACGAGTTCGAGGGTACTATCGTTGACTACAACCTTAACGGTCGACAGCTTGGCATCAAGGAAGCCGCCGAGTATGAGCTCGACAATAGCGGCCTGGAATTCGTACTGAACGACTCCGGCGTGCTTGACTACTTCCTTGAGAACAACTCTTATGACCTCTCGCAGACTATCCAGAACGGCATGCTCAACGGCAGTTATACTGCGATTGCCTACAACGAGAGCGACCCGGCTATCGTCAATGACGCTGTGTGGACTTATGACCCGCAGAACAACAATAGCGGTAGTACGCTTTCTACGGTCTGGAGCCTGTTCGTGAACAAGGACGGTTCCGATGTCGACATGCTCGTCGCTGCCGGTATGGCCATCAACTCTCCGTTCACCAAGAAGAACGAGACGCTGAATACCCAGGTCATGCAGGCGATGATTAACGTGTGCGAAAACCGCAAGGATTGCTTCTGTCTCTTTGACGGTGTGTATGAACCTGAAATTGATAAGGCTGTCAAGAAGATGATTAGCGCCGGCCATCTGTCGCTCGGTCGCTGGGGCTTCCTCTATGACGGTCGTGGCGTGTTCCAGGATTCACTCTACACGCAGAGTCAGGCTGACGTTATGAAGTCTGTCCAGCTTGCCGCTATTATTACGGCTAACCGCCAGTCCGGTATCTTCTGGATTCCGGCTGCTGGCGACGAGGCTTACGTTCCGGCTGCTTGGGGTACAAAGGAACGCTTCACGCGTACCTACAGCTCCGAGGACAAGAACTGTGACCACGCCAAGCTCAGCGACATCCATGTCAATGCGACCCGCGTCAACAAGGATGGCATCCGTATTTGGGGCGACTGGACTCTCCAGATGGAAGATACAGCGTTCAACCAGATGCACGTCACCATGCTTGTGGCCGGCATTCACAAGATGTTCTACAAGTACCTTGACCACAAGGTATTCAAGCTCAACACGACTATTCTCCGTGCCCAGATTACTTCTGACCTCCAGGATAAGCTGAACCTTATCATCCGTCAGAATCCTCCTGGACTTATCAACGGTAAGGTCATCTGTGACGATACCAACAATACGCAAGAACTCATCGACCAGAACTTCTTGATTGTAGACTTGAAGCTTCTGCCGCCGAAGTCCACTCGTTGGATTATCCTCCGTACCTCCGTTGAGTCTACGAAGAACGGTAAGAACATCACCACGACCATCGTGTCGGAGTAATAAAGGAGGTGTGTAATTATGGCTCTCAGTGAAGAACAGAAGAAGAAGGTGTTCTACGCCAGTGCGATTGACCACCTCGTTGACCCTCAACGTAGTACTCGTTGGCGTCTAATCGTCCCGTCGGATATCTTCCGGCTGGTCGGTGTGAACTGCACTAACGGTGTTCATTTTGGAAAGGAAGGCGGTGACGACGAGTTCGCCCTTCATGTCCAGAGTGGCGCTAAGGTTCCGGCCATCAGTACTAAGGACGCTTCCGTCAAGTACATGGGATTCGATAAGTATTTCCCCGTTCAGCAAGAAGGCCTGGCCGGCACGATTACCGTCAAGTGCTTGCTCTTGGAAGACATGCGTGCCCTCGAGATGATGGCCGCCTGGAACCAGACTTGCTTCAACCAGGGTATTCTCTCCAATACCGGTACCAACGACGCTATCCACGAATCTGACCGTATTGCCCAGGAAGGTAACAACAAGATCTACCTCGGCCTCGGCCAGCAAGAGAACCACAACAACCCGTATGCCGGTTTGTTGAGGAACGCGTCCATCCGTCTGGAACTGTACGACTGGATGTACGGTAACGTTACGCTTTCCGTGTTGCTTGTCAACGCATGGCCGAAGAAGGTGGATGCCTCCACGTTCAGCCTCGACTATACGGATGCCAAGCTCGGCACGTTCGACGTGACTTTCCGTTACGACAGGTTCAACTTGTACATCCCGCCGACCTACAAGGTCATCTAGTCTTGGACTGGAAAAAATGTGAAAAACGGCTCCGAAAGGGGCCGTTTTTTTGTGATTTGCAATTCAAATTGTTCTAAACTATTTTTTCCCGATGGAATAAAATGGAGTATTATGCTCAAAACTAGCGAATTACGTGCGAATGTCACTAACGAGCAGATCAAGAAGCTCCGTGACTTCATGATGTTTTATCTGGACAGTACTGACGACGAGGGAAAAATTAGTCTTGACAAGATTTTGAACAATGCCACCTATAACATGGGCGAGGCCGCTGCCGAGATTTGTGGGCTGATTTTCCAGGAAAAGCTCAAGATGGAGAAGTACGAGGACGAGTACCGTCGCAAGAAGCGTGAGGTATACGAGGCCACTATGAATACCAGATATGCATGGTCTCCTACTTCGGAAGGCGTCAAGATTATGGTGGAGGGCGACGAGGAACTGTCTAAAATCAAGCACAACATGGAGAAGCAGAGGCTCTATATCGAGTTTCTCACGCAGTGCCAGGAAGCCATCCGGTATTATCCGAGGAATGCGAAGGCTTTGGTGGACGTGGCGTCCTACGGTAAGGAAATAGGTCAGTTGCTATGAGTGAAGTTAATCCGGATCAGTTTTTCAATTTGGACGAGGCCAGCAAGGAGGCCGAGGATAACGTGTATGCCGAGTTTGAGCAGACGCTCAATCTTCCTGTGGGTTCCACGAAGGAGGCCATTGCGGCGTCCAAGGACTTGATTTCCAAGACCAAGGCTTTGTCGGTGCAGGCGAGCATGCTGGAGTTCAAGGAAAACAGCATTGACAATATCGACGCCGAGGAAATCGACGACGAGGTTCTGAAGAAGGACCGCGCACGTATTCGCAAGGAGGCGCACGAGCTGTACGACATGGGCAAGAATATGCTCACGTACATGTATGACCAGGTCAAGTCCCAGATTGACCCGGACGACAAGATGTGGGCTTCTATGGCCAATATGATCTCGTCCGTCACTAAGTCGCTGAATGACCTCAACAAGATGACGAAGGAGTTCCGAGAGGAGAATGACAAGTACATCGAGAAGAAGGTTCAGTCTGGAGAGATTGATGCCGCCGAGCAGGAGTTTGACTTCAGTCCGGAGCAGGCCAACCGTATTATCGCGTCGTGGACGAAGCAGAACGAGTCCAATATTCTCGACCAGGTCAAGCAAGAGGTGGAAGACCGCGAGAAGGCCCGTATCGGCGTAGAGACGAAGCAGATAGAAAACAAGGCGGAGTCATAATGAAGATTGGTATTGTAGGTGACCTTCACTTGGGTATGACTACCACGAAGGCGCCGATAACGAACGCTATTGTGAAGGGACAGCATGCCTTGATAGATGCAATGCTGGCCGATTTTGAGGAACGCGGAATAACGGACGTGGTATTCGTCGGTGATGTGTTTGATAACCGCCGGTTTGTTGCCAGTGAGGTGCTGGATTATGCATACCGTCTGTTTTCCGAGCGGATGGCATCGTTCAACTGCTACGTGATTGCCGGTAACCATGACTTGCTGTACGACAACAGTTCGGACGTCTGTCAGATTCGTGTGTTGGATAAGTTGCCCAACGTTCATCTGTATATTGACACGGTGGTTATGGAGCATATAGGTTCCAAGAAGTGGTTTTTCGTGCCGTGGGTTCCGGCGGATAAGGTTGACAAAGTAAACAAGTGGCTCGTGAAGGCGTCTCGTGGAAATATTGACGATACCGTCATCGTTGGCCATTTTGACATGATTGGCGTCCAGATGGAGGCCAAGACGGTATCTACCGCCGGTTTTGATCCTAAGCGTTTCCTCAACGCCGCTAAGTTGACTATCAGCGGACATTACCATTGCCGTTCCGAATACTCCGACGGCAACAGCCTAGTGTGCTATGTTGGCACCCCGTACCAGATGTCGTTCGGTCACGTGGGCGTACCGGCTGGTTACCACGTATATGATGACGATACCGGTGAATTGGAGTTCATTGAGAATATGGTATCTCCCCGGTTCGTTGACGTTCGTGACGACGCTATTGATGAGGTTGAGATGCTTGATAACTGTATAGTACGGTACTATGCGGACAAGAACCGTACTTATGACGAGGCGGCTGAACTCAAGGGTCGCGTGGTTGATAAGCATCCGATATACATAGATACGGTTCCTTGTGGCGAAGACCCGGTAGACGAGGATGACGTAGACGCCCCGAAGACCGAGGAGGAGGCGCGTCAGATAATGACTACGGACTCTATCGGCATGGCTCGTATGTATCTCGAACGCCATCCGGAGATACTGCCGGAACTGTCGTCCGGTGAGGATGCTAAGGATGTCGCCATTGAGTATATCAAGGAGTATGACTCCAAAATCAAATAAAGAACTAATTTAAAGTAAAAGTGAACTTTACTAAGGGATTTCACATGGATTTCCAGAAACAGATTGACGAACGTATCAAGGACATTCTAAGCAAGAAGCTCGAATTCCATATCTTGCTCGTTTCGGACGGTACGTCCAGGCTGTCGCCACTTCGTGGGCACACTGCGCTGGAGTATTTCAAGAACGTGTACCGCACGATGGCCGAGGTTACGCTGACCACCATGACTAGCGCAGGCTTCCTCCGCGAGGAACCGGATTTGTCGAAGTACAACGTACTGTGGATCGACAACGTGACCAACCCGAAGTTCCTTCATGTAGTCAGCGACCGTATCGCTGATTATGAGGACGTCATCTGCGGTAAGCTGGCGATGCCTGAAGGTATCTCCGACGAGGACGCTGAGAAGCTGTTCAATCAGCGCCGTACTCTGCGTAACTTGAGCCTTCGTGTCATCTATGCTCTGGACGAGTTCGTGTGGCACGCACCGGCGGGTCGCCAAGTGAATATGTTTACCGCCCGTATGGTGGAAGATGCGATGATTATCGCCGACGAGGTAGTGGTACCTACTGCCGACATGATGGCGACTATGAAGTCTGTCGGACTGGTTCCGCCTGATAAGGACGTGGTTGTAATCAATACGTTCGTGAACGATCTCATGTACCCGATTCACCGTATCAATGACCGTGCATCTCACTACGCTACGTCTATCCGTCGTCCGAAGATCCTCATCAAGGGAACTACCATTCCGTCCAATGTGCAGAAGTTCATGTTGCTGGATAAGGTGACTACGGACTACAAGATTACTGTGTGCTCCGTTGGCGAACTCAGCAAGACGCTGTATGCAAAGATGCGACAGACTCCGGACGGTTCCGAACCGGAAATCACTACTATCCAGCACTGGGCTAGCCCGGTTGTGGACTACAACAACTTTGCCCAGACGATGGCCATTGAACGTGACGTGGGATTTGACTTTGTCATCACATGCGTTCCGGACGATATCGAGAACGACCCGTACGAACTGTCCAATGCTGACACGGACAACATTCTCGCGGTTGCCGAAGGTGCTGTTACGATTGCCGGCGTGAAGGACGCCGGGTTTACCGCCAACGACCATATCTGTGTGGCGTCTGGACTGGTATTCGGTTCAAAGTCTACACCGGAAGAAATTAAGGCTCTGATTGAGAAATGGCGCATCTGTGTCAACTGGGACGAGGCTTACAAGAAACAGCGTAAGCTGTTGACGGAGAAGACTATCTCGTCTGAACGTATTATCGGCGGTTTCTTCCATGCGATGCTTGGTCGTAGTTTGTCTGACGCCTATGCGGCTCGTTTGAAGGAATCTGTCAAGAAGGAAACCGGAAAATGAGCTTCTGGGTCGTAAAGTACGACGTAATGAGCTTGCAGAAGGGTGCTAACTACCACAATTTGGAGGTGGCTAGCCCCTTTTTTATGCGTCCCAGTTACGGCGACCGTGAAGTGGCCGAGAAGAAGGCCGAGGAACTATCAAAAACTGCCGGTGGCGAGGAAGTAGAAATCGTACTGGCTAACGAAAAGAACTATAAGGGGCCGAGATATGTCTATCGTATTGCCGAGGACAATCTTCCCCCAGAACAAGTAGAGGTACCTGATGGCGAAGAAGCAGTTTGTCCAGAAACCCCAGCAGCCCAGTGAGGCGCCGGTATACGATGCTCAGACAATGGCGTTTATCGAGGGCGCTAAAAAACAGATGGCAGTAAACCACGGTCTCGCGCTTGATCGCGACCCAGCCGAGGTTATGAGGGAAAACAATTCGGCAATACATGATGCTGCTAGGGCTATTACCAAGAAACGTGGAATGGTGAAGCAGACTCTTCCCGGTGCAGTGAAGAAGCCTGCGCAAGAAATGCCGGCCGTTCAGCCATTGGTTCAACAGCCAGTACCTCCGGCGGTTCCGCAGCCAGTACAGCAGCCGGCCAATGCATTGACTGATGCCGCAATGGCCACGATGGGCTATGATGCCTTGATGAAACAAGCGATGTATGCACAGCCGGAGCCGGAACCTGAACCGGAAGAGATTG